CACGAAGCGCCTCACGCGACGAATAATCTAAACCATACGGCGCAACATGAAAAAATATCAAATCCGCAGGAACACGCATTGACAACAGATTCCCTAACGCAAGCCCCCTACGAAACTCTCTAAACGGCAAATTTAAAATATGATACCCGATCACCCTGCCACCCAATCCCAATCCGCCGCATCTATTGCTACCCTATCCTGACCACCATGCTCAACAAACCACCGATGCCGATGCTGCGGAACCCCACCTATCCAATGCGCCTCCGCATCAAACGATACGGAATACGCACCCTTCACATCAGGACGCAACTCATGGAACAGATGACAAAACTGAGACTCAGACGGATGCGTCTCAAAACGTTCTAATAGATATCGCGCTCCCGCACGAGACATCACAACTCCTGAATCCCCCATACCCCCTACACCCGAACTTATACACCCCGGAAACTCCGCAGATAACCACGGACGCTGCAACATCGGCCACCCCGTCATCACCCACAGCTGCAAAAATAGAAACTCCTGGCCCTGCTCTAAAGAATCCTTCGATAAAATCTCAATCGTTTTGCACAATACCGAATGACTACGCATTAATAGAAAATCATCTTGATTGTAATACCCATACGCCTCCTTGCCCCCCGCTATCTTACGAATAATCTGAAGAGTACCCCATATATACGCCATCGACCCCCGCGGCGTACCCCCCAGCATCTTTTCTGACGAAAATCCGCTAAAGCCATCTGCTATCGCCGCGGCTTGGATCGCCTCACGCGACGAATAATCCCCGCCATACGGAGCATTATGAAATCTTATCAAATCCGCAGGAACCCCCATCGACAACAGATTCCCTAACGAACACCCCCTACGAAACTTTCTAAATGGTAAATTCAAAATATAATATCCGATCACCCAGACACCTCCGCTTCCGCATCTAACGCATCTACAGCCGACCTATCCTGAACCTCGCCAGACGTATCCTCATACACGCCCTCATACCAAAAATCAGGGACACCGTCTATCCAATCCTTCACATCCGATATCGAATACACGCCTTTCACCTCCGGCGGCACATCATCAAATAGATGATAAAAATGCGGACGCGGATGTTTCTCAAATCTTTCTAACAGATACCGCGCCCCCGGTTGAGACATCAAAATACCCGAATCCCCAGAACCCCCTATCCCCTTACAGATTAACCCCGGAAACTCCTCAAATAACCACGGATTCCGAGACGGATCTGTAGACAACTCCGGATTCACAGTTAATTGTAAAAATAGAAATTCAGAATCATCTACATAACGACTATCATGAGATAATATCTGCGTCACCTGACACATCACACCAAATCGCTGAAGCAACAGAAAATCATCCTGAGTATAATACCCATACTCAAAGCCTTCCTCCGCGATTTTTCTTACGATCTGAAGACTACCCCACAGACACGCCATCGACCCACGACCCCCCAACACCGCATCGGACGCAAATCCTTTAAAACCATCCGAGACCGCTGCCGCCTGAAGGGCCTCTCGCGAGGAATAATCCCCACCATACGGCGCATCATGAAAAAATATCAAATGATCCGGGACATCCATCGAAACCAGATTCCCTAACGCAAGCCCCCTACGAAACTCTCTAAACGGCAAATTTAAAATATGATACCCAATCATAATAATCCTACCTCCTCTGCCTTCCCTACCGAAATCGGAACAGCACTCGTCATCTTACCCGAAACCTCGCCCGTCGACGGAAGATTCCACCCCGTCACCTGATTGAAATAATCAGGGAAAAATACATCCCGACTCGCTATGTTATAAATACCATACGGAATCGACTGCCGCATAATCGAATCAAACGCACGCAACAACGTCTCGCACGACACTACACTACAAAACGTATTGACAACATGCGTCCAATTCCGAGAACGCTCTTGGAACATCGCACCGCTATCTAACCAGCCTAAACGGAAAATATAGCAATCCGAACCAAACCCTAACGCAGCTTCCATCGCTAACTTACTCTCAATATACCTATTATACGAACGAACCGGGTCTCCCTCAACGCGAGACGTAAACCCCTCAAAAGGTGCCCGCTGCGGGACATACACCCCAGCCGTCGACAACTGAACAAATTTCAAGCCTGTTTCTTGAGATTTACAAAAATCTCGCAACGCAACTGGAAACTCTACATTCGCAGTCCAAACTTTAGAATGCTCTGTGTTCTCACACAGACCCGAACCATTCAGACCTGCACAATTTACCAAGACGCTATATTTCGATATATCTGTCTTAAATATATCTCTATGACTCACCAGATCTACTTCAAAAGCGTCTGACGCAGCCGCTAACCCTTTGCCAACATACCCGCGACCGACTGCTAATATCTTACCCATCATCCGCATCCTCCTCATTTACCAATATCCTATCTTGATCGTCACGCCAGTTCTTTACGTTCCAATATTTCGTCTCTAAACTTTGAATCAGCCATGACGGATCCAAGACACTATACGCCCCTGACAAATCAGGATCTAAATTCCCTATTAACACTTCTAAACCGCTCTCCGGATGCTTCTCAAATCTATCCAGCAAATACGCCGCCCCAGCCTTCGACACAACTAAACCTGAATCGCCTGAACCCGCAATCCCAGGAACTATCAGACCATCCGGTACCACGGGCGCAATCGGCAAACGACGGAGAAACGCATCACGCTCATTGAACGTCATCTGAAATAGCAAAAACTTCTCACTCTGCGCATCTAAATGGCTAATCAACTGCTCTAATCGCGGATGCGGGAGCATCAGCAGTTTGTCGTCCTGATTGTAATACCCAAACTCCCAATGATGCGCATCCGAGACAATATACCGTAAAATCCGCAACGTCCCCCAAACACACGCAAGATCCCCCCGCGGACGATCCCGATCTTCAAACACTTTAAACGACGGAAAACCATCCGCCATCGCAGCAGCTACCAACGCCTCCCCCGATACATAATCTAATCCATAGATGCCCTCGTGAAATCTCACCGTATGATGCGGAACTCGCATCGACTGCAAATTCCCTAACATATAATTTTTACGATCCGTCCGAAACGACAGATTCAATAAATTATAGCCAATTAAACTCATGCCAATACCTTATATGAACAACGCAACCGCCTGAGCTATCATCGCCAACCCGACGATGACCCCCCCCAAGATCACAAGCATTCGGATCTGACCCTTGATCCCAGCATGCTCCTTTAGCAACGTTGCAATAGACTCCTCTAGGTTGTAAACCCGCGCCTCTAACTTGTTCATATCCTCTCGTGAATCCGTGGTATAATGCTCCTGTCGCGCTTTGATCAACGCGACATCCGTTAACAGCGTATGTACCTCTGACCGAATCTGACGTAAACAGGATTCAATCGTATCTTTCTCCATGTCAGCCCAACCTTTACAGCTTTTCTAAAATCGCACCTAATAACTTTTCAAGCCGATCAAAACGGCTCCCCTCATCCGGCTCCGCTGACTTTTCCGGTTGACCCGCACTCCGCATTACATCTTTTATCTTACGAGACCGAAACGGCAACCTCACGGCTTCCATCTCCAGATCTATCGTCTTCGGCTGCGATAACGTATCGTTTTTCTCAACTTTTTCAAGCGTGATCCGCAACACTTTATCGCATCTCGCAAGAACACCTTTTATCAAATTATCCGGCAACACCCGCTTCATAAAATCTCTGCGTTCATTGTCATACCATCTTACAAAATCGTTATCCGCATGCGGATCTGATGCTATCTCACCTGCTAACGCTTCGAACATCTGACCAACCGCACGTTTGGTATTCGGACCCCACGCACCATCTACATCACATTCCGCACGCTGCTGCAACGGCTTGATCGCATGTCCGCCCGACTGAACATACCAGTCCGCTAACATGTACGCAAACCACTCAGGGACATCCGCAGCCCCACTCCGCTCCCAAATCCACCACCGATAAAATGCCTTTATGATATCTTCGCGGTTCGCTAACTCCCGAACCGCTCCCGGCGGATTGATCAACGAACCGCCCCGCAACTCTAAAAACCAGTCATACGTCGTTTGTAAAACGCCCGCATACGACGGAATACGACTGCCGTCCGGGGCAGTACCATCGGAAGGGTTATACCCGCCTTCTGACTTCAATATCTCCTCAAGCATCTCTTCAAAACTCATTGCTTGCCTTCCTCCGTTGTCCCCGTTCCCCCCGTTCCCTTCGGTAAAGTCTTTGTGAAATGGAACGTATACGCCATCAACAACAGATTCTCAAACAGATTGAACGCATCTGTCACTATCGGCGGCACCTCCAAATTTCGCAATATCATCATCCCGATAAAACCCAAGAACAGAATAAACCCAAAGATCAGCCCGCCTAACAACAGCGTACTATCAAACTCTTTGTTAGACCAATTCTTGAACATCTTACTAATCCAATACCGACATCACACGCGTTAGCATGTCCGCGGTTATGTCCTCCCCAGACCAACTCAAACGAACGGCTACCGATAAATCTTCAGACTCAACAAATAGAAATGCCAAGCTGATACCAATCCCTAACGTCACCGTCGTCGGCGATAACGCAACTACAAACTTTATGATGTCTTCGCGCGATACTGGAACATGCGAGACATGCTCCTCTAACACCAATATCACATCCGCAACCCGATCCCCCAAGTCGCTAAAATCTAAAGTTAAGGGACCGATCTCAATTTCAAAGTTAGACGGAGCATACGGTGATTGCAGAACAGATAACGTCCGGTGAATCGCATCCCGAACTACCGCACCGGTTATCTGATCCATGACAGACGACAACTCTTTTTCAAGCGAGGCACCTACCTGTTTCAAATCGTGCTGCAACTCGGTATTCAGCTTTTTCAGACCGACTTGAGCCTCGCTCTCTAACTTCCGAAGATCGCCCTCTATCTCATGACCCGCATGTTTTAACTCGGACTCTATCTTATGCCCTAAACTCTTAAAACCACCCTCTATCTTATGTTTCAGACTATCAAAGACACTCATTTTATACCTCACAGTGATTCTGATACGAATCTACAGTGTTCTCTAAATCATAGGGACGATTTAGACCACTTAAGGCCTTTAAGGCCATGCTTAAACCGGCAAGGGCTACCGCATGCGCTTCACACCGAAGAGGACCCTCCTGTGCACACTCCAGCCGATCCATAACGATCGAAATTAAATCCTCATTTTCGCAACCATTTATGCCTTGCCAGCGCGGACCTTCCTGAAAATTGATTTCCGACAACCACTTCGACGGCAAAGACCCATCCACATCCAGAACCGAAGGAAATACAATATACCTGCGATGCAGCTGGCCAGTACGCACGTCATCCAAGGCCTGCACTCCCGTATGCTGGGTATACCTAATGTTGTCTTTCATTTGTCCTCCGCTTTAGCAGGGGTCCCCACTTTAAGGTCGGCTAACCGCTCTTTATGTTCTTTCATCTCAACATCCGTCCGGTCAGAAGACATGTGCGCTTTGTTTTGACCTTCTACGCCCTGCGCCTTCCGCAACGCCGTCCGCTCCTCCAAAACAGATAAGGCCCGCTCAAGCGACTCTAAAGCTACCTTATTCTCGCGGCACGGAAACGGACCCGCCTGCGCACAGGTCAGCCGATCTATCACAATCGCTATTAAGTCCTCATTCTGACAGCCGTTCACACCGTTTTCTCGGATCGGGCCCTGCTGAAACGCAACCTCTATATATCGCGGCACCACCGCAGGCAATTTACCCTCCGCCCGTCCGTCTACAGAGTATCGATGGTGCATGCCCCCGCCACCTTTCTGGTCACTCGAATACGTATCCGTGTGATACGTACTCCGGATCATCCGCCGACCCCCCAAGACAATTCCTTTCACATCACTCATCTGCTCGCCCCCTCTAATAAAATCAACCCACTCATCTGTCATGCCCATTATAAAATTAACCGCAGCACCAGCGCATAGTGCGCTTGCCACGGCTCCGTCAGCGGATCGCTTTCATAGGAAAGTCGACCCTGTATCCCTAATGATGCCTTCTCTCCGACCTTTAGGTCAATGGAAGGATCTAATGAAAACTGAAAATCATCAAAAATAACGTCCGGGGTCAGTCGGATGATCGTTGCTAACCCGAACCAGTTGATAGATACAAACCCGATCCACCGAACCGATGTCGGATCGTCTTCCTCAAGCCCTAACTCTTCCCGCACCTGTACATTTTCAAGATAGTTGCCAAGCCCGCCTGATATGCGGAGCCCGCCCTGCTCGTAAATGCCAGGCCGCAGGAAATAACCAAATTGCGACTGCAATGCCTTCCCAGATTGGTAGTTGCTTTCTGCATCTAAAAAGCCTTCTATCCCGATGCCAGAAAACGAACCCCCGCCTTGAACACGCGCTTTGAGGATCTCCGACAAAACATCGCCATCCCCAATCGATTGCAGGCCGTGTAATCCGATCCACCCGCTAATCTTACCGACAGGGACAACCACTGTCGCCGTATGTGTCTGACTCCCGCGATCCCCAGACACCCCAATATTGACTGCCCTTGCATCTGTGGTAATGTCCGCAAACTGACTCAACGATACATCGCACATCACCAAAAGACACAGACCGACTATCGCTAAAACCATTAACCAGCTGCCTATTAACCAGCGCATACACATCAGAACGTCCTCCTAAAATAACGATAACTGTCGCTCATCCGCTGCTGACTCCGGAGCTAACTCCGGAACTGACTCCGCTGCTGACTGATTCCGCTCATCTAAAAACGATAACAGGTTGTCTTCCTCTAACAGTATATCAAGATCTACAATATGCGAAAAATTATACTGCTGACGCGTCTCTATATCGCATATCCACGTTGGACGCCGCACAGGAAACGGACACGGATAGATCGACCACCAGCATAAATCCTTATAACGTGCCCATCTCCCACGGTACCAACTATACCAAAATACCGAATTCGCTTTCTCATACCGGTGCCATAACGATTTATGCCGACGGACAGCCGTCTCTAGATCCATCCGCTCTATCCGATACCGATTTGACCGACGCGGGGCAAACCATAATATCCCATCCATCCAAAATACATTACATCCCCCATCATGGCACTCATTAATACAATAAGCCGTTTCTGTAAACTGGCCCTTCTTTAAACCTTGCCGACGCGGTTTGTCCGATATGTCACGACATCGCTGCCCCGGCAACGCACCACACCGAGAACATTCCCCAGGATACCCAGATGTCAAGTCTGCAGGCTCTACATAACCCGTATGCATAACTGTACCTCACGGATACACAGACTACCCTCAGTCACTACAATCTAATACCGCCAGCTGCTCGTCCGGGGTCGGGATACGATGTCGCTGCGGCGGTACCGCCCGCGGCACCCGATGCCCGCCTGTCCACGCAGGTGCCGGGCTTGATAAACGATCCCCCGTATGCCCTGGCGGACTGCCGGGCGAGAAAGACCGCTTGCCCGACGGCGGTACCCGCGCACGCCGCTGCGCACGCATTATCATCATATTTCGCAATTGACCCTTCGCGTCCGCCCGAATCTCCGCCATAATCACGTCTACTTCCGTTATATTCTTCATTCAATTCCTCTTTCTGTTTGTCTATCGTACCAGCTACTATCACAGTCGCTATAATTACCGCACAAAATAGGAGAGCCCCAAACAACATAACTGTCCATCTTAACGCTTCTATCTCGCTTAAAATCAATTTGTCGGTATGGTAAGTCTCCAAACCTTCCATATCCAGTTTCATACTTATATCCCGTTTCATGTTGTACCTCCTCCTGACATTTGCTTGATTCTATCACTATCATTCCGATGGCCAATCCCAGGCCAACGCCTAACACGACGACAATAATGTACAAGATACTGCAAAAAACTTTGTCTTCCGGATTCCACAGACGCGGATAAAAAGGGCCGTGCCATGCAGCCCCCCATTTATTTTCTTTCTTTTCCATGTCTACCACCCCCATTCGGGTTTCTTACCCCCATCATACGGCTTGGCATGTCCCGCAGCTATCATCAACTCCGCGACAGAAACCAACTTGCCAACCTCTTCACTCTCTATAAAGATGTCCGCAACGATCCGACCCGCATATTTGCCTAACTTCGGATTCCGCAGCACAAAACTATCCTGATTCGCCGTTATCAGATCTGATAACGCCTCCTGCGCAACAAGCGCAGCTGCCTTCTCTCTCGCTAAAGACGTTTCCGTCCGACCCGCCTTCCGAGGACGCTTCTCCGGGGTATCAATGCCGTTGATCCGTACATCTATAATCGTATATAGATTCTCGCCTTTTAATAGAATGCCCGGCCACAACACTTCCGATTTAAACGTCGCATCCGGAAACGTCTTCAACTCAATCGCAACATCCTGAATCGTATCGCCGTCATAGACACGGCTATCCTCCGACATCACTACCGTATAACTCTTCTCAGCTAATGCCGACGGAGACTCGCCTTGCGACAATACAAGTCCGGTACTTATCCCTGATAAAATTATCAGATACATACCATACAACAACCAGCCAATACGCTTACGCAACATGAGAATCCTCCTTATTCCGGACCCCGCAGATACCGACCCGACAACGTATGGATAAAACGCGTGTCCCATTTATCCCGACCTTTGCACTCTATATACCCCTCCGCCTCAAACTTCGCTTCTATCGCCCGACGCTCCGGACTCCCAACTCTATGCTTGCCATGAAACTCAACGTTAACCTCCGCAGGTTTTATGTCAAAATCATATCCAAGCAATATCGGGATCTCTTCCCCTTCAATATCCATCCGTATAATGTCTAATGAAAGCTTTAACACTTCCACAATCCACTTCAATAAAAGGGTGAACGAAACTGTAGAAACCATGAAGCAAAAGGGGGCATCCCCTTCAGCATAATTAAAGGGCGGAACTTCTTTCCCATCATGTTTATGCGGGACCGACGAATCTAATGAAAAACCCATCTCATGCTTTCTAAAATCCTTCGTCAGTCCATAATAGGAATCAAACCTGCTCTCTAGAGATACCGCAGCCAGCACAACCGTATAAGACTCCCTCTTAAAGCCTTCGTCTATCAACTTCTGCACTAAACAGCAAAAGGCACTCGGATGCGCTTCTACGAAGATACAATGATACCCTTTCTGAAAATAGTCAAGATCCGGGGTACATTCCGTACCTATCTCTAAATATGCTTTCATACTATCAAATCTAAAAAAACAAATCAAGAAAATTTTGCCAGAACAATCGCGTTATTGAAACCATACCCATTTTTAGCATGCAGGGTTACCATCACCGGCGACAACTTCCAATCCAAACGCTTGATCACCGTACATAGCAAGTCTATATTTTGCTTTTCTATATCCTCACATACCATTATCCACGGCACCGTCGCAACCTCACGATACATCCTGAAAAACGCCTCTTGGTACTGATAATTATGCGGGCCATCGTCAATCAGAAGATGATAGGAACCTTCTGACTTCACCTCTTCAAAGGTAGCCTCTGAATACGCATCTCCCTGAATGAAAACACCCTTCTCCCCCAACGGCGAAGAAACAGGCGCTATATCAATACCGACATATTTCTCAACATACGGCATCTTCGAAAACGCATGACCACTCCCAACTCCAAACAGCGAAACGCCTATCTCCATAACCCGCAACGGCGCACCATGATACCCTATCAGAGACCCGATGCACATATTATACAAATTGCTATAATCGTGAAACCCACGACTTAACTTACTCGAACGCGTCTCGTTCAAATACTCGTAAGGGGTTTTCCTAACTAACTCCTGCTTCAGATCCATCACGCACCTCCTCATGCAATGGCAATGCTGCCCCTGCCCGTTTCTCATTCATACGTTCTTGGACTTGGTCTAACATCGACTGTTTTAGGACCGAAAGATCAATCCCTTCAAAATCTTCAGAATTTAACGCAGCGACTTCCTCCAGAATCCCTGTCAGATCCGTCTGCGTAGGACCCTCAATCGCCTCAGTCTCTAAATACCAATTCCAACATTCCGTTAACCCTTCTGTCCATCCAATCCATAAAATAACATGCTGAATATAGATGTAAATCAACGCGAAAACCGACTCCGCCGCTTCCACAAATGTCTCATAACCCTCCGCCTCCATCCACTCCCAAGCAGAATTATGAGACTGCCACAACGCATCAGGACTTGATAACGTCCATATCGGCGCACCGACATCTACCGTCTCTCTAAATTTTCCCGTATAGGTTGGCATACTAAAAACTCCTTAAAATCTCGCCAGAAGAATCCCAGCTTCAAAGCCGGGATGAACATGCGGTAATGTCACGACTACCGGACCTAACCGCTTATCAAAACGTCGGATCGCGGTACACAGCAGATCTAAATGCTCCCGCACCACATCCTCACATACCATCACTGACGGCACCGCAGCAACTTCACGATACATCCTGAAAAACGACTCTTGCTGATAATACGTATGCTCCCCATCGTCTATCAATAGATGATAGGGACCTTCAGATTTGACTTTCTCAAACGTCGCTTCCGAATACGCATTCCCATGAATAAAGACACCCTTCTCTGCTAACGGCTCCGTCAGCGGCGCAACATCTACCCCTACATATTTCTCAACATACGGCATCTTTGAAAACGCGTGACCACTCCCAATCCCAAACATCGACACACCTATCTCTAAAACCCGCAACGGCGCACCATGATACGCAACAAGGGCAGCAATTAACAGGTTATAGATATCACTGTAATCGTGATCGTGCAGATTCGTTTTATCGGAATACGTATGTGACAAATATTTCGAAGGCCTTTTCTCAATTAAAGACTGAAGTATAGTCTCCATATCACTTCCTTATGTCGCTTGTGCTACTGTCACCTCAAAACTTGTTTCTAAATCACCACTCGGATTTGAGACCGTCGTCGTTATCGTCACAGTCCCTACCGCAACTGCCTGAACCTGTAGAATCAAGTCCTCAACCCGATTCGTGAGCGACGATAACTGATTCCGCAACAGTTCAACTGTCGCTATCTCCGAATCACTACTCTCAACCGTATGACTCAAATGGCTACCCAGATACATCTTTGACAGCACGGCATTATAGAACTGACCTACCGTCAACTCCTGATCTGCTATCGACGAATTCGCTTCGGGCTTGTCTATAACACTGACATGCACGCCTCGACTACTACCGCTCCGCAGACGTGAGAGCTGATCTAACGACAGCCCCAGACTCTGCCCACGGGGGACAATATGCACCTCATCCCTCTCGGCAACCTGTAACGCATGCGTGCCGTGACTGTATACGCCAGCATGCCCAACAGGTAAACCCTCCTTCACACGTTCCGCATCAACCATCTCCTGAAGATACCGATGCGCCTCGTCATAAAATGCGTTCAGATCCTCCGAAGGAAAGAAGTCCCGATGGCATTCGTTCAGCAGGAGCCAGTAATCCTCCTCATAAGGAAATACCCCCAGGCTCTCATCATACGCCGAGCGATGTACAACGACAGGATACTTCCGATACGGCCATTCCGTCTCCACAAATCCAGGGCCTACATATGGACTTATATCTATAGAAATCACGCCCCTGTAGGGCTTTGCCAGATAAATAATCATAGCATCGCGCGACAATTCATCGAATTTTTCAGTAATCTCCGTCAGATCCGGACGATATTCATGCGCACGTGCAAACCGCTGCCACACCCGATTCCCGTCCACAAATTCCATAACCGTCATCGGATGTCCCTTTGAAAGCTCATCTGCTCTAAAAGAATCAACCCGTGGAGAAACAGCTGACTCCATCATTCACCTCCATCATGCACGGGCAAGCCCGCAGCAGTGCGTTTCTCATCAGTGCGTTGTTGGATTTGTTCAAGAATACCCGCCTTTAATATATCTTTATTGATTGAGACAAAGTCAGCTGCATTTGATTCAGAAACTCCATTGATAATCTCTGTCAGATCAAAATGCGCACTCCCTTCAATAGCCTCTGCCTCCGTGCGCCAGTTCCATTCTTCCGTAACCCCCTCCGTCCAGCCGACCCAGAGAACCACGTAATCGTAATAGACGAAAATAATAGCAAACATCGACTCTGCCGCCTCGGCAAAGGTGTCGAAAGACGACGCGTCAACCCACGACTGCGCTGATTCGTGATATTGCCATGATGAGCCGGGGGTCGAGAGCGTCCACACAGGTTGTGATAAATCAATCTGTTCATTAAATTTAGCCGAATACGTTGGCATTCTAAAACTCCTTATGTATAGTCGGGTACCGCACCCATAAAAAATGCTGCGGCATTGTGACCAAATGTTGTTTCTAACGTTTGAAAATTAAGTTCATCCGCCTGCACGAGGGGGATATCAAAAATAGCAAACTCGCTGAACCTAAAATTGGATCCTTGCATTTCTCGTCCTGTCCCGAATTGATGCTCCTGGCTGGTGATATAGACAGTCGGAATAACGACAGAATCCTCCTCCAAGGATCGCCAGATAATGTTCCCCTGTCCGCCCGGCGTAACAACCACACCACTGCTCCAATATCGATGCCGATACGAAAATAAGAAAAAATAATCATTCTGTCTCGCAAGAGGCGGTGTCACGTTCGGATCAGGACCCCCAGACATCCGTAGTTCCCAGACATTTCCGTTAGACTTTTTACGCATACCTGGGTAAGAATTATTGTCGCCACATTTGTCATCTGATTGTACTGTCATATCTCCATCCCACGCAATCATCATCAGCCCAAATGACTGCGCTGGACTGTGCCCAACGTCAGGAGGTACGTGATACCGTACACTCGTAATTGTCCTCGATACCGCACCCCCTGTCAAGGTCGATAAATCGTATCCGAACTGCGCATAATACCGGTCATTAGAATTCTGAAAAAACGTTACCACGCCACCATTCTTATAAGCGATGAGGGCTTTGTTCTCCGGAGCGCCAACCGCCGGCATATGAACGGGATCTGCCGTCAATGTATCTTTCCACTCCGTAATCAAGGCATAATGCACATCCTGTATATCCATTGCGTCCTGCAGCGCAGATACATCCGCATATCCAGATGAATCCGAACTGACGGTTATTGCCTGAATGGATTGATGAACGGAATTGAACGTCTCCGCCGTATACAATTCCTGCGCCGTGCCGTCATGAGAACGGTTTAATGAATAGAAAGACTCAATAAGATCCGTGCCGCTGCGCCCCGTTGAATACCCTGTCAATATATCCGCAGCAAACGCATCGCGTGCCGTCACCGATACCGTTATTGATGCCGGTGCCCCATCAATCCGACACGTCACACTCAAGGAAGACACAACTGACCCAATCCACGGCGGCGTTGTCGTTATCTCGCCCGATGAATTGATAGAGAACCCCGTCGCCGTCGTCATCGCCCAATCAGAAAACGTCGTCCCCAGTGCTGCAATAGTCGAATCCGATGCCACATCTAACGTCCGTTCAAGCCCACGAATCACTGTCCACGATACCGACTGCGCAGGATGTATCGTGCCCCACATCAACGGTACATAGATCGTCCCCGTCACGCCGTCAACCGTCACCTGAACCGCCACTGACCCTTGTGTCCCTGGATCGGTACTCGGTATCGTTGCCGTCAATACACCCGCACTGGATATCGCATAGTTCGCAGTGCTGACAGTCCAGCCTGAAAAGTTAGTACCCAGTTGCATCACTGTTGAATCTGCAGCGACATCAAATGTATCGGTATGCCCAATAAAGACTGTGAACTCTGCCGTTTGTAGCAGCGCATACGTCAATGGAATGGTAATCTGATACGGAATGGTATCAATCGTGACCGAGACAACTACGCTCGAAATCGTCGCAGCATTCAATGCCAGATCCGCCGTCACAACCCCACTACTTGAAACGGAAAAGCCGGTCTGGGAGACAGACCACCCCGTGAAACTACTCCCTAATGCAGTTACATCCTGATACGACAACAAGTTACGTGTCTGACTCAAGCCACGGGTCACTTCCCAACTCGCTATCGTCAGTGTCGCCGAATCCTGCATATCTATCGGAAGATGGATCGTCCACGTCGCACCGTCAACGTCAACCGTCACTGTGACCGAACTAATAGTAGCCGCACCACTGGCTGGCGAACCTGTCAATACGCCTGACGCTGAAATCGAAAAGCCTGTCTGCGAGACCGACCAATTTGTAAAACTACTGCCCAGCGCAGATACCTGCGCATTGGACGCTAAATTAAAAGTACGCGTATATCCTCGATATACCGAGAACGACGCAGATAACCGGAGAACACGATCCATCCCACCCTGCCGCCCTGATCTTAAAATATAGTGTTCCCCCCACTGTAGATCGTTGTTTGACGCTGCCGTTACCGTCGGAAATCTATAAAAGACTCTATGAATATGGGAAAACGGAAAGACACCTATCTTCCCAACTTCTAAATACGCTAACTTCTTGACAGTCGTCGGCGTATATTCCGACTCATCTACCGCAATACCAATATCTACCGAATCCGAGGCCGTCGCCACCGTCTGCACCATAAATGAATTGAGCAACTGTGGCGATATTACAAACTCAACCCCAGATGCAGGCAAACTTGACGAATGCAATAACGGATGTTCAAACGTGATCACGCCACCACTGGTATGATTTTCTATCTCACCACAATACTGAAAATAACCCGAATTCAGTACATACACCAGCCACCCGTGAATATCTACGATATCCGAACGCAACGTGCCGATATCTAACTGATTCGGTTTCCCAGAAACCAGCTCCCCCGCATTCCCATGTGGAACTAACCGATACCACGTATTCGCCGTCACATCCGCCGCCGGCAACGCAAGAACCCCACCTACTGGCGGGCCCCCACGAACCGGGGTCGCACGATAACTCGAATCCCGCCTATAAAGTGTCACACTTTCCTCCCCCCTTAATTTTGTTTTGTTAACTCTTCAAAATATAACGCGTTGCCCAACTTTACATATTTCCTTACCCGACCCCCCTCCCACAGATACGCTGAACTCCCTTCGGCTATCCCGCGAACCTCATCTAAATGTGTCAATACAGGTACCGACTGATCCCGTAATATCAATCTTACCTGACGAAACGCCTCTCTCACGCTCGACGATGTATCCCGCGGTATCACAAAATCTCGCATTAACGACCCCTTACCTTCCCAGGACGCTCATTGACCATAATCCGATCTATCGCTACATCCGAATCTGTCTCTAACTCTACCGTATACCACCGACCTTGCAGATTTACACCTAACCGTTGTGAAAACCAATCTCCCGCTGAAACAACGTCTAATGTCCCCTCAACCTCGCCTTGCTCCGTCTCGCAAACGACATCAATCTCCGCCTCCCCCTGCGCATACACATGCACAGAATCCCACTGGCTATGACTGCGTTGGAAATACGGATTTGACTTATACTCTCTATGAATCACTTCGCCATTGTCATCATCCCCGCTAAACAGCAAATACGGCGAACCGTCTATCTCAACATACACACGCCCATTATCCTCGCGGATAGCTTTAGTAAATTTATAACTATCCTGCCACCACACCCGATGCACCGTATCAAATACCATCGTCATCTCGGCTAAACTCAAAACATAATGCTTGTCGTAAGCAACCCCGACAACATCGTCCTCAACTTCTATCGCGCCCGTATCTGAAATTCCTAACGCCTGCTGCTGAAAAATACCATGAACCGGCTCCGAGATCTCCATCAATCGCTGACCATCAAACATATACACATATCTATTCGTCGCAAAAAATAGATGATATCCACCCATATCTACAATCGACCCCGGCGCAGCACAGCCAACACGCTCCCCCCGCTCATCGTTCGGTTTGATGTAATCTATCACCGTATGCAACTCCGCCAGCGCATCCGTACTCACTATCTGAATCTGATTGCTCGCATATATAATCAAATTCGTCTCCCGCAGAAACGCTAACCCTGTGATAAATCCATCCCCCAAATCCAAATCTATAAAATTCGTGTAGTTGTAAAAAAGACGCTCTCCTGTCCCCGGCTCATAATGCGAGATATACAAACGATTTGATGACGCTTCAACCGCGTACGTCCGAAAATCGTTCCGCGCAATATACTCAACATCCGGGCTCTCATACGTCAAAATCTCTGGGAAGTTTTCACTCGGATGCGGAAACTCATAAATCAAAGCAGTTGTATTGTCCGCCTCCATACGCGCTACCCAAAAATAATTCTGACGCGTATCCCCATAACTGCTATAAACATCTATGTAATCCGTATCCTCGGAAGCATCCGCAGTTATATACAAAATCGTATGCTCTATGTCAAAGAAAAAATAACTATATCGCGATGTCGATCCCGCATTTGCCTGTTCAGCAGATATGCTGATATTTCCAAATCCGTCAACGGAAAATTCATTCGGGCGGAACTCCCGAAACCCTAATAAATACGTACCCGCTCCTAACACGACACCAAAATCATCCGTACCATCCCACAAGATCTCTTTCTGATATGCGTTTTGATCCAGAACCCCCGGCCGCTTATCTTTGTTACCGCCCCGCAGATAAATTGTACTTAACCGCAACGTCTTCAAAATCCGACGACTGCCCAACTCCGCAATAAATATATCTACCTTCCCTACAGGCCCATCAAACAAAACATCCCGGTCTGTATTTGAATCCCCATCTTCATGCGTCTCCGGGGTCTGCGGAATCTCAAAACGGATCTTTATCTGTTTGTTACTCGAATCATACGAAAGACTTATATTTTCAACGGGAACGCCCCCTTCAATCTCCTCATCCGCACTCGGCTTGTTGTGTACAATCGGAAAATTTAAAGACTGCACCGTTACGGGATCGCTCCCTGCCCCTATCAACGTCTTCGGGGACAAGATCGGCGGCGGCTCGCCTGTTGACCCTTGACGATCCGGTAACTCTTGCTCTAACGCATCTGAATCAATAACGACTGGCTGAAATACAAACTCTAACGGACGCAACGCAGTCGGCGTACTCGCCATCCCATCCGCACCATACGCAACCGTTATATCTCCTATGACAGGTAAATCGGGAATCTCTAATTCAGAACTCGGCATCTCTGCGACAGACGTTAGGCCTTTCCGAGGCACGAGCCAGCCTTGATCGTTGACGCGACAATTCACAACCCGCTGCGCAGGCGGTTGGCGACTCCGACTATGATAACCGACCTCCGTCACTAATCCCTGCACAAACGTCATTATCAAACTACCACGCCCTCCCTACAAACCGGCCACTCACATAATCAACATACGGGCCGATATTCTGACGCAACCGCACATCCTGCGGTACCCGCATGATATCGCCCTGCGTCTTCAACTTCGCTTGAGACCGCGCATATTTTATGTCCATCTCTGACCGACGACGATAATCGTTGGCAGATAACAGATCAAATTGACCCTTCCGCAAAGCCTTCTCTACGATCATATCTACCAACGTATCGTGATACCGAGCCGGCGGATAAAACGGGAGATCTAACGGCTCATCGTGATCTAATATCTCGCGAACCGAATTCCGATAATAATCTACCTGTAGATCGTTCCGATACGAATGCAACTGAAACCATGCCGTATTCTGATCATCTACACTCACTTGTACACCGGGACCCCCCTGTTCCGAGAGATCCGCCTCTTCATACTGCTCATCTACAACAATTTCTAACTCCCAAGTGACCGCATCCGACAAAATTTCAACCGGCGACAGGGTAAAATCAAAAGCATACCACGCAGGTACCGATTCTATATCTGACGCAGCGATCGTTTTAGAGACCAATGTATATGTATTATCCCCTACCGGCCTTAACGTCATCCAGATATCCGCTGCGATATTCGGGCGACCTACACGCCTCAAAAAAACACCTACCTGCGAGATATACAAACGATCTACAGTCTCCACATTCGCATCTGAATCCTCTAAACTCAATTCAATCTCACTGCTGAACGCCGTATCATCCGAAAGCACATCTACAAACGTATGACCCGTGGTCGCGCTTTCAAACTTATATTCAAACGTAGGCGACTTCCGAGGGCTAGGATATAACCCTAACTTATCTTGGAAGATATAACACGCATACGGAGAACCTAGTGAATGCAACGTACCATACGCCGTCAATATAGACTGTTTATCTACATATACCAACGGAACATGCCCCGTTAACGGATCATCTTGATAACGGACATTCAATAGCTCGCCAAAATCTTCAGGCAACTCATACTCTTGAACCCCAGAAAGGGTCGTCGTCACAACTTCCGTAGGAATAGATAACGCCTCGCGGGCATGGCGGTTGAGCGCAAGGTGCGCCCAACGTACCAGCTCCGCATCTTTCCAAAATTGCTCTCCGCTCTCGCCTAACTCATCACGAACGGATTGCAATATCTCATTTAAGGTCATGACAACACTCCCAATTAGACAGTCGGGGCTACCGTACTCGCCTGATAGCCGATATCTGTCTTTATCGGTACCTCGCCTATCAGCAACGTCGCCTTGATACTGACTAAAAACAGATCATTCGCAGCTGCCGCGAAAAGGGCAGTACCGATATTAAAATCAGCAGCATCCCCCTTCACATCCACAGTCCCTGCCGTGCTATGCGCCGTTAACGCAGCGCCCGCAGTTATCGCAGCACCCGCCTTCGCGAGACCTTGACCACAGAACAACGCCCAAAAATACTCATCCTGCGATACGCCGTTCGGCTGCTGAACAAATCCTAAAACCGCAATATCCGATGCCGCTTTCTTCGCCAGCCACGGCGCACTTATGGCAACATCCGAAGTCGTATCCAAAGCCGTTTTCAAACTGCCATCCGACGAAATCCACTCAATCAATAACTTCGTCTTCTGGATCTCATGGATAATCCCACTTTGACCGTTCCCAGTACCCGACACGACTTGGATCAACGCAAACTCTTTTTGACGACTCGTTTTCTCTACCCGCACCAAGCTCGTCAAAAAATTTGAACCGTTATCTACCAACTCGCGAGACCCTGCAGCAGTCGCAACATCTACATTATCAAGCGTATGCAAATTTGTACTCGGAGACACTGCCTCCCCCTGTGCCAAATCTACCGCGGCCTTCAGATATTGCCACGTATACCCAGTCTCGGCATCCATGTAGCACGATCCTAATGGAACATAAGGCTCGTCATGAACCCCAAGAACTCCATCATCGTCTGCTCTCGGTAACGAAAATAATAAAGCCATTTTCTAACCCCTCTTATGCCGGATTGAGATCACTTATCATCCCTTGCCGACGTAATGAATTTGGCATGATATTGCCAAACCAAATCACAACCATAAATTGACCTAAATTCTTCGGCATGACCATCCAATCCCGTTTCTTCATATTGTACTGCTCATGGCTCGTCCAAAAAATATGGTCAAAGTTCAACCCATACACCTTATGGCGCGTCGGGCCATCTGTATCACAGTTCTTATCCCTGACAATCGGGATACCCCGATACGTTATATTCCGAAATCCAGCGTTTGACAACATCGTGTTCGGAAAACGCTCTTTCGGATCCAGAATCGACTCATACTTGTCATACAGTTGCGTTGAGGTTAATAGGATATCCGGCTCTATCTCGCCATCCGAAATCGCTGAAATCATCGTCGCTAACTGACGGGTCGTCGGCGCACGGGCAGCATCCGAAGCATAAATGTAAGAACGCCACCAGTCATACTGACTCCGATCAATGCCACCAAAGACACTCGAATTATCAAAGATATCTCCGAGACCATTGATCTGTAACGTCCCCCCACCTTTGCTATACATATGACGCGAAAACCGCTCGCGCATGAACTTCATATACAACGAAATCCGACGCGAGACAAAATTCCAAAACTGCGTCTCACTGCTACCATTATCCGCGACATCCGCATCCCATAACGGGATCGTCTGAACATAATACCGCGGACGATACTGCGCAGCGTCATGACCTTCAACTTCAGTCATATTGAAACCACCACGCGCCTCTATCGCCCCACCCGTTTGCCCTGACTCGTCTTTACTGATCTCTAAACCCGTTCGCACATAGGTACCACCAGGGTACGTCCGCTGCGTCGACTTCAATGCCATCAGACCTACGTGTTTGTGAAACACCTCGTCTGTTATGATGCCGTCCGCATAATCATGCGTGAAGGCTTGCAACTCTCCTAAATTCGCTGCCATGTCCTTAACTATCCTTTATCCGCTGCCCAAACTCCTATGAAAATGCCTTGTAATGCTTGGCGACCTCCGCCCCATCAAATGGATTTAACTGCGCCCGCGGACCCGACGCCGGGGCTACACGGCTCGCCCCAGGCGAACCCGGCGAACCGCCAATATGCCGAGCCGATTGGACTCGATCTTGTTGTGCTTGTTGTGCTTGTTGTTGGTACGCTTGAGATTCGTATTGTGCCTGTTGATGTTGATACCTATCAAACAGAATTGACTTCGCTAACGTCTCTAAATCCCGAACCATACCATTCGATCTGGCATATTCTGCCTCTAACTCACTCCGCGTCACACCATAAGCCTGCATCGTTTGGTGTATCTCGCCCTCTACCCGCATGTTCGTTGCCTCTGTCTGCGCGCGTTCTGCTTGAGACCGCGTCTCCTGTAATTCTTTCTGCAGTGTTTCTACCGCAGAATATAACGCACGTTCCCCTTCAGACTCTAACGTCTCCGGATTGACATCATCTAGAAACGAAGGAGCCTTCGGGGCTTCCTGATTATTGCCTTGCGATAAGACCGCTTCTTTCGCCGCAATCGCTGCCTCTCTCGCATCTAACGCAGATTGACGCGCCTCCATCGCTACCGTATCCATCGGGCTATACCCACTCGCCCCCGGCGCTTCCTGCGACTCCGTATAATTCCCCTGTGGAACTTCATACTGTCCCTGCTGGCCCTGACCATAATCCGCAACCGGCACAGTCCCTGGAACACCCGCCTGCGCCCCCGCTAACGGTTGCTCCGTCGACGGCGTATACCCCGCATCCGGTACGCTCTGCGGTACGCTCTGCGGATCCGCCCCTTGCACCTGACCTGTCGCAACGGGTGGTACCCCCGGCTCTTGAAATCCTTCAGGAATTGTCGTTTCTGTACCAAATAACTTGGACATTGCTAACTCCTTTTCTTATTCTTACTACGATTACGGCTCGCCTGACGAGCCCGTTGTTCAGAAACCGCGCGCTGCGCTGCAGCACGAATCTCTGCCTCTCTTAACCTAAAGTCGCCCTTCGTCCGTTCAATCTCAAGATCCTGCTCATGCTCATCCTCATCAATCTCGCGCTGAATCTCTAATTGATCCTCAAACGTCTGTTTCTCGTCTTGAGCCGCCGCAGCTAACTCTTCTTGTTTCAGCTGGTACGCCTCTAACCAATTGGGGAACTTCAATACCTCCATCAACGTCGGTAAGGTTATACCCCCTAACTCAAACATTTGCATCGCCATCGCTTGAACCGCCGCTTTTGTCATATCTCGGGTACCCGTCTGTAACACAACATCAAACGATATCAGATCACTCGCAGGAAGTTGCCAGATCTGTTCTATTTGTAACTCTCGATCCGCAATCTCTTCTAACACATGTGGGACAAATGTCTCTAACTCTTCAGGAGACATCAGCATCTCCGCCTCTTGCAACTGCTGCTTGAACATTGCTATCTCTTCTTGTATCAGACGAACCCCTATCTCTCGGCTCGGCAACAACAGATTTACAGGATCAAAACTCCCCTCCTGTTGTTCCAATGTTTTCGTATCTAAAAAACGATACTTCCGTTCATCTTCAACAAAATCTAAAAAAAGTGAAACGATATTCCGGCATAACGTCTTATAGCCATCGTCAAAAAACATGTTATGCATCTGGGGTATGGTCTCACTCGCTTTCTGAAGATGATCTAAAGCAACGCCTGACTCCAACTGATTCGGAGCCCGACCCCAACTTACCTCTTCTATGCCCGAAATGATATTGATATCCGCATCCGCCGCCATCGCCGACTGGATAACCTCCGACGATAACGACGGCGGTTGCAACCACCGAATCCCGCCATCTACAGATTCCGCATCCATACTGACCATAACCGCCCCAGGATACGGAACAAAACTTTGGTCAATCTGCGCAGCCTGCGAGATCACCATAATCGGGTTGCCCGCCATCGCCGCATGATCCGCGATTTGAGACCTACGCTTGTTTAACTCTTTCTGTGGTGATATACAATGATAAATGATTGAGGGATTATAGATCCGCTCTATGTCAGGACTCAAACATAACGGGACATACATGTTAAAGCCTAAACGATTCGCATCGTCATACAACAACATCCCGTTACACTCGGTCATAATCCGACCATTCGGATAGTTTAACGGCGGAACTCCGGTAAACGCCTCATCTACTTCAGGACCCTCTACACGGCTATCGTCAAAATACAGACATTCATTGACCGTATAGACTTCCTTACGTTTACTATAATCCGGATGCCGTTCCGTCGTATCTTCCCCACCCGAACCGCCACTACTCCCTCTTACACTCCCGCCTACATTCATATCATCTATGTATCGGAAAAACTTTGACCGCGGCGGATGACTCGTACCTACCTCAACTTGGTCGCCATCTGTTGAATCTGAACGCAACGCTCCCCCCGGATCCTCGCCATAGATACTCAATATCTGATTCCGGGTCATCTCAAACCGATGAATAGCATATTTACACACCAACCTACCATCACGGATTACCGCACCCTCATCTAAAAATAAATCATAGTTGCTGACCGGCTCTAACTTCACAGTCCCGCGACCGCCGTCGCCATGAACATCCCAATACACTTTTATCCAGCCGATACCATGCGAAACCGCCTGTTTTAAGACAATTCCTACTGTCGTCTGCCACGAATTCCGTTCCCACTCATGCGCGAAAAACCCGTCTATCGCATCCGATACCATCGTTTTTGACGCATCCCGCGGCACAAACTCTACTTTCGGGATACTCGACATCAAAAGCGATGTCCATTTCTCCCGAACTTTATGCAGTTTGTTGATTGTTAACCGAGCCTGCCACGGTGATAACTGTTTCAGGATATCCGCATCCCACTGATCCCCTTCCAAGAATCTATCACATTCCCGCCACCACCGCAACGCCTTCCGACGCAACTCCGACTGCTCGGATTCTCGCTTAAACCGACGAATTAAATCAACTGCCTCCCAAAGCGGCGTTTCGTCAGGGTTATCCCTGTGGATTGACCCCAATCGCGATAAAATCCGCCTCGGATCTAAACGATGCATCCCATCCGAATTGACCCAGCCTTGAGGTTCTTCAGGTACTTCTTGCATCTAAAATGCCCCTCGCGCGATACCTTCCTCTATAAACTGCTCAAAACTGCTACGTTTGGTTAACTCTACAACCGAAATCCCGCGCGAATTCGCTAACGCGTATAACTTCTCATAAACGCGAGACGATACCCGAACACTCTCTATATGTGCCTCTGACGCAGCTAATATCGCATCTAATATCCACAGATTCGCAGAAACCCCAGCCGCCGCCGCCATCTTTTTTACCAAGACTAAAGACCCAGACTCAACAAAACTTTTGCAAATCAATAGCTCCTGCTCGTGCTCCTTTTTCAACGACTGCAGCTCTGCTTTATGTTCCGCTAACAGATCTTCAATTGTCTTTGTCAACGCCCGAAACTGGCGATGCAATTCCTTGTTCATAGTATAATCCTTGAATACGGTTATAGATATTATTCGCAAACGTCTTTATTTTCTCATCTTCAACATACAAACTGATCAATTCACTCAAATCTTCAATCGCTGAGAGCTGATTCGTTATGATCACCGCAGACGATACAAACTCATCTGCCAAACCCCCCGACGCAGGCTCCGGCTCCGGCGCAGCACTCTGCGTGAAGTTCGACGGAAGATCTCGCACATCCGCTACCTGCTTCCGTAGCTCCGGATCAATAACCGCCTGACTATACTTCGGAATACCAGGACCCTCACTCGGTAACTCCTCCGGCACGACCGACTGACCATTCTGTTCGCCATCAAACTTCGCACGATAGGCAGCCGTCATCTCCCAACATCTCGCAGAAAACTCATCTTTACTCCCATGCGTTATCGGAATCTCTGTCTGCGTTTCAAAACCGCCCGCAGGATCGGTATCCGTTACATCCGTATACAGAACCTTTGACTGGTAATCATACCGAAAGACTCTCGGCATGCCTTCCCCGACATTCGCCTGAAACGTCGCTAAATTCTCGCCAGACGGCGGGTTACTATTCTTCTGCATCGGTCGCCTCCTCCTCTTCCTGTCCAAATCCAAATGCTTTCAATCTCCGCCGATAGACTACATTTTCCTTTTTCAGACGCTCTACCTGCACCCGCAACGCCTTTAACTCGGATAGCAGTGAACCGACATCAACATCATCAAAAACCTCCCACTGCGGAGAACGCTCGCCCCCCGGCGTACTATTATAGTGGACAGTCTTTATACCGACTATCATTTCTTGCCGACCTGAGGGCACCGCACGACCCCCAGGTAGAAATAACTCCTCATCCTGACCAATTAGGACATCCGCCGTGATTCGTAATGTCCGCCCGTTTACATCAAAAATACGCTCTTCTGTCCGTGCCATCTCTTTAATCTCCTAAATCATTAGATGAAGATGTCTCGGAATCTAACGGAATCTTATCCGGGTGGATACCATCTTCCCAATACTCACGCCTCGCTACTAACGCTTTATAACGAGCAGATACCTCGTTATAACTGTCCTGTATGCGATCAATCTTCTTTTGATAGTCCTCAACATACTGACGAACCTCTGCGAGCTTGCCTTCAACTTCACTCCGCCGTCCTTGGAGTTGACGGATGGTACCCGCATCTAATTCTTCATCCAGAACACTGATCTTTTCAGTATATCGGTTGATCGCAGCTTCATATCTCGGAATACGATCTGCCCCACCTTGCTGATTCTTCTGGAAAAGCGTCAGCTGGCCGTATGCAAGTGCGACTCCCCAGACCTTGCCTTGGATCTCTTTAGCCTCATCAACCCATTCATAATACTCTATAGAAGAGAATCCAAGATCTTGACCTTCAAAACGGATTTCGTTCCGTGTACGTGGCGGTGCGATTTCATCAGGCAACTGACCGCCTTCATAGTCAAAAATCGCATCCCACTCTTCAGGAGCGACAAACGCGTGATGCGGACTGCCCTGATATCCCGGCCAAAAAGCTATCCATACGTTGTTTATTCGGAGGGTATACGATTGTTTCGGGTCAGGAGCTCCGATGATCTGGAGGCCGGGTCCTTGACCACTCCCCATCTTTTCGCCGAGGTAGATCTTGGCACTTCCCAACCATTCGGGGAGTTGTGCAGTCGCAACATAATCTTGACCACCAGGTCTACTTCCAATTCGCCGTTCCCATTGTGTCTCTACACAGCAGTCTCTGGAACGCCGGGCATACCAGTCCGCTTTTTCCTGAGCCCATCTATCTTCGCGATTTTGCCTCGCTATCGCATGTTGTTCAGACCGAGATGGAGCCGCTTCTACCCCTACGATCTCTTCCCACGTTTCTTTATCGGTATGAATCTGAAACAGATCACCCCGTTCGTGTTCCGCGACTTCCTCTACACCGTTGATACGCACAGACAGATCTTGTTCATACAAATCAGGATTCGTAACCCAAATTTTGATACGATATCCCCGTTTCGCCGCAACCGGCGGCTTCCGAAACGACAATTCACCCGATTTAGCACCAGGGGCAGCGTGGTAAAAATAACCACTTTTCACGGCCTTTTCAAACTTTACGGTCAATTCATACATAATCTTCACTTCCTTCTGTTATAAAATAGAGGCGAACGGAAAACTGCAACGATTTCAATGTCGGACGAGGACAGATCGGAGTACATCGCTCGCCTCCTACGCTATACAGTGGCGAACGGAAAACTGCAACGATCCTTTGAATGTCGAGGAGTGACAGATCGGAGTACATCGCTCGCCACTACGCTGTCATCTCATATAATACGATAATTTTAACAATTTATCAAGTTTTTTTGCTATGCCGATAACCACGTAGTCGATCCACGCGAAGAAGATTTCACTCGCTGCGAATCTTCTATCAACTTACCAATGCTATAATTGCCCGCATCATCTAACAGATCCGAAGGTTTATTCACCCGATACACCTGCGATTGCGCCTTTTCAAACCCTTTGACAATACTTTTCGCCGTCAGCGCATTCGTAAACCGCAACATCAGATACCGAAGTGCATCCGCTAAATGACAGTTATATTTAGAAAAGCGTTCGGGCGGATCTACTGACCCGCGACCCGTTTTCTGCTCTTCCCGCTTATATCTATGCAACTGTTGAATCAATAACGGACACCGAGACGATATCAATAACCTCGCACTCCCCCGCTCATCCGAAATCGGATGTTTCAAGAGCGGATCATACTTAAAATACTCTTTGACGCGATTCACGCCGGCTACCACATCGTTGCTACTCACGCGAAACGGTATGCCATGCGCATTGTATTCGCCCAATACGGTACTATAATGCACCGCATCGTGCTTCTTTGTCTCTGGATCAATCGCGAAACACTTAAACTGCGGCGAAAGCAGGTCTCGCAATACCTTTACATGGTGCGAGACAATCTCGTCTTTCACCTGATACTCCTTATAGATGTATACGCCTTCATACGGCTTGGGGAACTTCGCACCTAAAACAAAAGCCGTCGGGTTAGATAACCCATGATCCAACCCAACTCCTTTTTCCCACTCTTCCGGCGGATCAAAATGATCAACAATATGGATTGAACGCGATAATTCTGGATACACTGCTCCTGACGCGACTTCATGACTACCCTCTACCATCTTCTTATATAAATCATCATCATACGTTGCTTTCAACGTCTCATGATAATCATCGGGTAATGTCGGATTATCCTGTAAACGTATCGGGAAATACGCATGCCCCGGCCGCCTATCTGGCGAATCTGGGTGAAACATTTGCCATAACCAGTCATGACCATTCGGGTTAGATACAAATATACCTTTACGCCCTGACGGTTTCCGACGCATCCGCTCATTCAGTACATCATAAATCGCGGGATACGCAGATTCCGCCTGTTCTATGAAATACCAACCGATATTCGCAGAACGGAACTTCTTTTCACCCCGAATCGTACCTTCAAACGATATAAACTCAATCCGACTTAACCCCTTCAACTCCCGCAACTTCCGCGATTGAACACGCTTCTGCATCCGTCGCCCACCCCGCAACATGAAATCATGGCCAATATGATTCAATACATCTATCCACCGCTCCTGACGATTCTCTTCATAGATCAGCCAGCGCGGACAGACCGAGTAAAAATCCTTGAATGCCGATAATTTCAGCTCCGGCAAGGTTTCACGCAAGATAAAGCCGTAGTTGTCTTTGTAAACCCAACACTGTTTCAAGACTTCTACTAACGCCGCGACAGATTTACCGCCACCGACACCTCCGCCTAACCACCTAAATTTTGACGAATCTAAATGAAACTTACGCTGGACAGGATTCATTGACTCCTGATAGCAATAACTCTCATCAGAATCTCCTTCTAAATAGATATTCGGAAATGTCAGCGTACCCATCTTCCACCTCGCGCTACATACCGCCGCCAGCCCCCAGAATTCTTACGATCTAAAACGCGGGGGGACAACTCATCTAACGAGGCCTCCCACTCCTTTATCTGCGCATCGTCCAAAACCCCATGCTCCCGCACTTTATCACTCAAAGACCCTTGAACGCGAGCCTGTAGCTCCTCCCCTGCCGCCATTAACTCGCGACCTTCCGCAGAGTGCATCCGTTCTAAATCGTGTTTTTTCTTATTCTCTGCCGTCATTTTCTGACGGATAACCAGATTCGTTTTCATTAGCGAGCTCCTCCTCTAATCCAGTCCCTAAAATGCTATGGCTCGTTGATACATCGCCAAACCCGCCTTTGACAGGAACAACCTCTGACACCGATTTATCTAATGAATCCGCAAGATTCTGCAGTTCACGCTCTTCCAAGCGAGCTTGCTCTAAAATCCTGATACGATCCGCAGTGTTCACCTTGTAAACTTCATACAGGTCACCATTCGGATCTTCACACCGCTTCGTTAGCGATTTGGCAGGGGTTTCCCGCCATAACTGTTGTAGACATTTGAGTCGATATAACGCATTCGCTATCGGGATATGCGCAAGCGAATCAACCGAATCATCTTTCAAATCGTCTACCGTATCCGACTTCTCACGGCTCATCCGCCGAAACCGCTCCGTCAGTAGATAATCTAACCTTTCCCGCTTTATCAAAACCCCCTCCCCAAATTCGGGAAACATATCACGAAATAAAGGGAGAATCTCGGAACTTTTCATATCCTGCGCCAAGCATTCCAATACAAATGCGTTTTGGTCTTTGTTAAAGTGTCGCAAACTCATAATATACCTCCTTTTCTAATATTATAATTTTTCTGTTGTTTTTGTCAAATGAAAAGGTTGTTTTTTTTTTTTAGAATCTGATATACTCATCGATACCATTAAGTAGTCTCCTTAATGATCTGCCAGAGCCCGCACAGGTATCCTTCCTTTGGAGGGGTACCTGCTGGCAGTTAAACGCCCCGCGCGGGCACCTCACAATTAATGAGACTTACACCTCCTAATTGCTACGTCTATAACCACTGCTACAAACTTCCATTTTCTAATCACCAACCCATTCCCTGTCACTTCAGATTCCTTCTTGTCTTTCCCTGAATAAGAATATTTAAATCGAATTCCGCCTCCCGGCGGGTTCCTTAGATAAATTATTCTTTAAGAAATTCCTTAAGAATTACTGTTTCTCCCCCCCGCGACGCTACAAACCCACGCCACCACAAGCCGCAACCCACTTTTTTTCAAATGCAAAGTCGTCACCGGTGACGCGCACTCGGTCACCGGTGACGCACAGATGTCACCGGTGACGCACAAATGTCACCGGTGACGACTTACAAAGTTATGCACATGTTATCCACATGTTATGCACATGTTATCCACATGTTATCCACAAAAATAGGGGCGACCCTCTGGCCGCCCCACTTCACGCATGAATTTAAGCCCCATTGCTCTCGCTTCACGCCCGCGATAGGTTTATTCTTTGTCCTCTGACGGTTTTCCTAATGTTTTGGCTACCTGCTCTTCGGCTACATACCGCCGAGACGGTATTGAAAGCGGATCAAACAACTTAACCCGCATCGTATGCCTAACCGCATTCTTTTCAATCAAAAAACCTGCTTGGCACAGTCGCTGAAGGGATCGCCTTATCGTACCTTCCGACCAGGCCGGCACCCCAAATTCATCTTGAGACGCTTTTGAGACCAGCCTCGCACTGAAATATTGTGTCAATCCTGTCCCACCCTTCTTAATAGGGTCTCGCATATCACTATTGAGGTATAAGAAACCGTAGATTGCGATATCGGTATCCAACAACTTCCCCCGAATTTCCTCACCCGATATCGGTTTTATATAGCGATATCCGTGAATTCGGACATGCCAGATAGAACCGGGAATTCTGGCATGTAATTCGTAGAGTTTGTCTATATTTTTCAATTGAGATCTCCTGTCTTGGTTAAATTCTCATCTTGTCAAGCATCCATCCGCTGAATTTTAGGCGGAAGGGGTCATAAAGACCCCACGGATTTCCGCCTACCTTGACAAGAGAGAGAGAATATACCTAATTATATAGCTTTTAATGTTGGAAATCAAGTATTTTTTTTATGAGAAATTTTTTTTGAAAATATTAGACACCTGTCCGTCGCTAGTACACAAATTTTTGCCGAAACCGCGTATCGGGTGAAAAATGTCCCCTATACCGCCCCCCTGCTTCTGAAGATTTTTCCACGTCCCCACGTGCGTGCGTCATCGCGTCTGCCTGCTTGCCTGCTTGCCTCATCGGATGCCTGCGTGATGTCCGGATGCCTGCGTGAATTTCTGATGTGGGAACGAATGTGACGAAAGTAGAAAAACGTCACGTTGGCATTTTCATTTTTCACGGAATCAAAGCGTGAAAAAAATCGGAGCGTTAACGTCCCGGCATCGACATTTTCATGCCGGACATCGACATTTTCACATCGACGCTTTGAAAACGTCGACGACGGCAGCGTTGACGACGACGTTGACGTAAATCATGAAAATTACGCACAAACCTAAGCTATAACAGAGTGGAGGGAGTTTTTTCACATCAAACCGTCGATGTCGACGACCCCGGCGTCGACGGCCTGAACGCAAAAAACACTGAAAAAAGCACGGTTTTATTGATAATTTACTATAATATACTTGATATTTACGATAAAGTATTGTATAATATACATATAATAAAATCGGTTAGTGTGACCGAACCAAATCACACAACACAAAGAGAGAGGGAAAAATGACGAATGAATTTGTAAAAGCGCAGACAGTATTAGACGAAGTCAGGAAAATCGCACATGTCATCGAAAACGATGACTTTGCCGTGAGCGTAGACGACAGTACCTACGTCACCGGCGGCGGCCTGATTGGGGAAATCAGGCCCGGCTACGATGAATTGCTACTGCTACACTATCCGGAAGGTACATACCCGCAAGGCCCCGGTTGGGAAACACATCCGACCGACGGCAACATGTACCGGCATGTAAAGCACGGCCTGCTGCTTCACAACGACACGGTTTATATTGACAGCTGCCGGACGTTTGTAATTGTCGACTTCGGACTTGGGGCCACGTACGGTTTCACGAAGTCAACGATGACGAACGACCCTGCAACGACAGTGAATGCCGACCGGCTTTTCAACGCTTACAAAACCTATCTCACTGAAACCTACGCCGGTGCCGACGACCCTCTTTTAGAATACACGATCGGCCACTTCGACTGCCGGCTTTGGGGATAACGATAACCTAATCAAACCGAGGGGGGCCTTGCCCCCCTCATCATAAAGGAGACTACTATATAAAGGAGACTACTATGAAAACGGCATTGACGATAATCGCACAGGCCAGTTTGATAATACTGATCACAATTGGCCTCTTCGCGGCAGCTGCGATAACAATCTTAACCGACCAAGTGACGGTTTACGCAATCGTCTACTTGATCGGTACCGTGCCGGCGATAGTACTTACTATTGCGATCGGCCGGCTACGTTAGTTTGCCCCTGATGTGGGGGGGCCTGCGAGCCCCCCAACCCTGCCAAAATTTCCGGACGCTGGCGGCGGCAGGATAAGACGCTTCCGAAACTGAAGCGACAGGCGCCGGAAAAAATTTCAAACAACTGATCCACGCGGGGAAATCAAGTCAAAATTTTTTTTCACGCGGGGGAATTAAGGAGACGAAAAATGACCTTGACACTAACGATAGAAACGATAGACACCAACAACACGACCCCCGGCTACAGCCGTTGGGGCCTACCCTATAAACAGGTACAGCGTTTCATAAACGTTATTGTACCTAATGACCTAGAACCGGTTACCTGGGACCTTGACACGGCCGTTTTCATGAGTCAGGTACCGGCTGCGGCATTGAATCGGATACTAACCTGCGCTGCAGAAACCGACCCCCGAATTGACGTGAAATGGGAGAATGATACGCAATTCACTATTTCACGCTCAAAATAAGCCCCCAAAATGCCCTACAGGGGCGTCCGGAAGGATACCCCTGTAGGTTAACCCTCCGAGATCGGTAAAACGGAAACGGAGGGAATCAGGAGACTACGAGAATGGTAACCGGCTACAAAATCACAGTCAAAAACCAAGACGTGATGTTTGTAAGTGATGAGACAGATGATGATCTGATCGACCTCCTCACTTACGATCTCATTGTCGAAGACGACGACGTCCTCACGGACGTGCAGGCCTTCGCAGAGATTGAAGCAGAGATTGAGGCAAAAACTGCGACAATCGAAACAGACGATGAGATACATGAGAGGGCATGGGACGAGTTGGTATCTCATCGAGACAACACCGAGGATGCACTGCGTGACCTAAATGCGCAGTACCGGAAAGACCCGACCCCGGCACTAAAGAGGCAGGTTAGAGACACGTACCTGACCCTCAAAGACCTCAACCTCCAAGTGGAGGAGGGATGGAATGAGATATACATAGAGGCCCGGGAGGAGATGAGGGAAGCGATACGCTCCGAAATATCGTCGCTTATCTCCAAGGCCGTAGACAGGGCCGACTTCTTTATGGCCAAGCACTTCTTACATGAGACGTACCCCGACTGGACGGATGACCTCATCGCATTTTACGACGAGGCATGCCGGAACAGATGGGAAGACGGTTATGAAGACTGGAGGCATGATTATTACAGCAGTGATAACGTCTTCGACTACTGCCTGAAAAGCATAATCGAAGATCATCACTACGAGAGAAACCGAGAGATTGAAGCCGAGATCGAACGCCGGTACGGCAGCGTCGGCCGTACAAACGCCGGTATCTCTCTCTCATAATACCAACCGAGGGGGCTCCGGCCCCCTCACTGAACGGAGGTTTTAGAAAATGAAAATTAGAGACTACAACAAGTATGGCCTCAAACCCCCCACGAGAGCGCAACGTGAGTGCGCAGAGCGCGAGTGGGAAGACTGGTATCCGACCGAGGCAGAGATTGCCGAGGCCGAGCGAGTTGACCGGTTGTGTGAGGAGGCCGTCCGGAAGGGATGGGACTTCAAATCCGGACGAGACGGAGACGGCAAATTCGTCTTTGTGTCCGTTGCCGTACGAGACAACAGCCGTTGCCTACGCACCGTCTATGCGGACACGCTGGAGGAGGCAGTTAGTTTACTGACCCCTCCACGATGGTAATGCCCTGATGAGGGGGGCCTCATGAGCCCCCCAACCCTGCCAAATACCGGAGTGCTGGAGGCGGCAGGATAAGACGCTCCGAGACGGAGTGACAGGCACCCGGAAATCAATAAAGGAGACTATACGAAATGACAATGGACATGGAGCAGATTTTCTGCGAGATTGACAGACTGATAGAAACCCCTGACGACTGGATCAAGGGGGAAGAGGCGCGAGATGAGAACGGCCTCAGAGTCGACCCAACGTCGCGGGAGGCATGCCAATTCTGTTTAGTTGGGGCCACCTTTGCCGTGACAACCTTCCACGAGGAAAATCTCAATCTCAATAGAGAGACACTTTTCAATAAGACCGTGGAGGCAATCGCACAAGAGATTGAGCGATTGCACCCGGAACGGAGTGAGGATCGTGATATAAGCACGACCTACGTCCTCACAACTTACAACGACGATCCCAAAACGGAGCACAAGGATGTCCGTGGGATCGTCGATAACTGCCGGCTGGGCCTTTCAGGCCTGAATGTCGTCATAGATTGGATTCATAATAGTTAGTTTGCCCCGATGAGTGGGGGGCCTTGCCCCCCAACCCTGCCAAATGTCCGGTTGCTGGAGGCGGCAGGGTAAGACGCTCCGAGATACGGAGTGACAGGCACCCGGAAAAACTATTATTAAGGAGACTACAGCATGAAATCCAAATCGGAAGAGATGCACGAGGTATACCAAGGCGTCCGTACCCTCATCACACACCCCGGCACCTGGACGCAGGGCGCGGAGGCACGAGACGACACCGGACAGGAATGTAATCCGTGCAGCGATGAGGCAGTCGCATACTGCCTTGCCGGCGCAGTCCGGCACGTGATTGATCCGTTTTTCAATTACGAGATTGAATTACAGAGATTGGTAATCCGGAAGATTGCCAAAATGATACTAGACGAAGACCACCCGATATTTGACAAACACGGCATGCGAATGCCCGGCGACTATTATTATTTCAGTGAAGACGACGCAATCATTGATATACACGAAGAGATTGCTGACCCATTTGATGTAGTCGCATGTTTCAATGACGACAACAGCCAAGACAACGTCCTGCGCGTCCTTGACGTGTTGATGTCCGAATAACCCACTACCGAGGGAGGGGGCTCCGGCCCCCTCATCATAAGGAGACTACTATGAAATTTGCAAAGATTGACAACTTCAGGACATACCATTATAACCGTGACCGCCGCTGGGAAGTCGGGCCGCCCCCCAAAACGGCGTACTTACTTGAGGATGACCGCCTGCCCCCCCACGCACAGGGGGAGGTAATCATTTGCCGCAGAGACGGCGACAGCCGCTGGTCAGCTTACCATTCAAGCGGGATCGTCATAATGACCGGCGTGATGAGCGGCGGGAAAACCCGCACTGCTACCGCGGAGGCAGTCATCGACTATCTGAAGTGGTACGATGCGGAACAATATGCGGAGGCAGTCAGGAGGCGACTGGTAGAAATCGGCGTTGCTCTGGCGACTGCTAACATTGAAAGGGCAAAATAACCGCCCACAATCGCCTACAGGGGCGTCCGGAAGGATACCCCTGTAGGTTAACACCCCCTAAACCGGGGAATCTATTAAGGAGACTTACGATGCATCGCATAGACGAACGACACCTTGAAATCCTGAAAGAGACGGTTGAAATCATAACCGCTCTCATAAGGTTAACCCCCAACCCGGAGAACAGCTGGCACTTTGAGACCGCCTGCCGTGTCGCGCAGCTACCTCCGTGCAGACTCGCGTACGCACTTGATTTTCTAGAGAAGTCCGACCCCAAAGTGGAAGTTGTCTGGGAGGCGGACGACTACTTTTCAATAAGGAGATTAGCATGAGAATCTGGACTTACAAAACAGGCGAAGGGGCAAGCCCCGGAGCCCTCATTGAGACCCACAAAATCGGCGACCTCTCTATACCTTGCTTGAAGGTAGGGGAAGAGGGACGGAGCCGACAACTGGGGATCCTGCCCGTTATCGACGGGGAGCCCGGCAAGTACCTCTTATCAGCGACCCCTGAACGGCCAAGGAGCAGCAAATGGGTACTTCATGCGGGCGTGCATGCCGAAGACAAGCGCACAATGGAATGGCACGACCCGAAGTTAGAAGAGAATGGCAAAATCATTGTCGTGCTTCGACCCAAGCATGGGTACCGCGGCGGCTGCACGCTGCGTTGGATTGACGGCGATGAGGAGAAGATCGCAATGCCCGATAGAGTCCTCTGCGCGGGCAACATCGCCCAGGGGATCGCGGGTGGATTGGGATATGCCCCACAGCGGATCCTCATTCTGCCCGAAGGCGCGGAACTACGAATCAGGCGCAGCGGACGCCTTTACGGCGATCCGGCAAGTACCTACATAAGGAATCACGGAGGCAAGAAAATAACCGCCCTCACCAAGCAGGAGCGGGAAGTGCTTGCCCTCCTATCCTAACCCCTAAAGAGGCGGGGCGCAAGCCCCCCTCACACCCTCCGATAAAGGAGAGACTGCGGATCATGATCAAAATTTATGTTTACGAGACCGAATTTGAAGAAGAGAACGGCATGCTTTACTCTCTTCGTCCCCCCACCAAACGATTTTGGAATGAGTGGCGGGAACGCAAATACTACATGAAGCATGAAGGTTGGATAGTGACCCGAAACCTGGGCGAGTGGGAGGCAGTCATCAAAGTGAAACACCTCCGCACCCTCACGAAGTACGGCAACGAGTTATTTTGCCTGTCCCCCGATGATGAGGGCGACCGCCCGCGCATCAAGGCCGACCTGCTCATCAGCCACGTCAGCTGGGACGGCCTGACCGAGGCGGGCACCGCCCCTATTAACCTGGGCATGGAGACGATGCAGGCACCCCTTGAGTCCTTCGGATTTCGGTTTGACGATGAGACTCTCCACCTGCCCCCGGAGTGGACAGTGGGGATCTGTGAAACCTGGAACACGCCAGTCCCTATCCCGCTATACCCTGAACCCGAACCCGAACCCGAACCCGAAAAACGCCCTGACGGGCTCACCCGCATCGGGGATCGCCTGTATACCGAGGCGGAAATTTACGAGATTGAAGAAGAATTCCGCGAAGAGGGCGTGCGGGCAGGCGAGCGTCTGCAAAAACGACTCGGCAAACCCGCATAAATAAAAGAGGCGGGGCGCAAGCCCCCCCTCAATCCTGCCAATCTCCGGTTGCTCGTGGGGCAGGGTAAGCCTCAAAAGAGGCAGGCAATCGGAAATCAATCTATTAAGGAGAATGAAAATGTTAGTCTTTTCATATGAGAAAACCGAATTTGAAGCGATTTGTCGGATGCCCGACGGCAGCATGGGGCTCATACCGGTGCCCGCCTATGAGATTGTTACCGATGAGTATCCGGAGTGGTTATCGGAACGTGGCGACATCTTTGTCGTCCACAAGGACATCCACGGACGGAGTTGGTGGGTATCCCACAAGGAGACCGGCGCCAGTATACCCTGCGGCACCGACACCTCCCGGAAGGGGGTAGTTGAGAAGTTTATTAGGTTAACTGCAAAGATCTCCGAATCACAGTTGGACAAGGGGATCGCGGTTATTAAAGAGAAGCGCAAAATCGCGAAGAGGCGCGACGAATGGAGAATGGTAAAACCGCGCCGAAAGCGTTAAATTCATTTGAAATTCATTTGAATTTATAGTATAATTACAATATGAAGCAGTTTATATCTCTGGGAGGCGGTGTCCAAAGCACCGCCCTCACCCTCATGAATCTTCACGGCGAGATTGATCCCCCCGCAGTCGGGGCGATCTTTGCCGACACCGGCTGGGAACGCCGTGGCACCTATGAGGCAGTCCGGTGGCTGACCGCCTACTGCGCAACGTATAACTTCCCCGTATACACCGTCACGGCGGGCAACCTCCGCGAGCAGGTATTAGAGCAGCAAAAGGGATTTATCAAGATCCCCACACATACCCTCAATAAGAAGGGGCAGCGTGCGATGCTCTCTCGTCAGTGTACCGGGGACTACAAAATCGCCCCTATCCGAAAATTCATACGCGCACAAGGGGCAACCTTCAAAAATCCGATGAGATTATGGCTCGGTATAACAACCGATGAGATCTCTCGGATGAAACCTTCAAACGTAAAATATGCGCAGCATAGATTCCCGCTCGTCGAAAAGCGAATTAATCGGGGAGACTGCGCCGTGTGGCTCACGCGGAACGGGTATCCCGTCCCGACGCGATCCGCCTGCATAGGCTGCCCGCTTTCAAGCAACGTCACGTGGCAGCAACTCACGGAATCAGAACTGCAGGATGCAATAGAGGTCGATGAGGCGATCCGCCGCCGCACGGACGGCTACGATCACGACAGATTCCTCCACGCATCGCAGCGACCTCTCAAAGAAAAGCCCTTCAAAGTAGAAGGGCAGCTTAAATTGGATTTAGAAACCGAAGAATGCACGGGAGGATGCTTTCTTTGATACCTCTAATAATAGGAGACTACCTAATGAAAGGAACACGCCCACTGAGCAATGCGGAGATTGAAAAAGTCTCGAAATGCTTCGAAGGCATGTATGAAGTCCGCAACCGAGCCCTCTTTATGATAGGGGTCAGCACAGGCGGACGTATCTCGGAACTGCTCCGCCTCAAAATCGGAGACGTGTGGCAAAATGACAGGCCGGTCACCGACTTACTATTTCAGAAAGGCATTGTCAAGGGCGGGAAGATATCGCGTGCCGTGCCCCTGAACGCAGACGGTCGGCTCGCCGTCAACGACATTATCTCTATGGTACCCCCACCCCCCAACCCAGAGGCACCCCTCTTTCAGTCGCGGAAGGGCGGGGCGATCACCCGTAAAGCCGCCGCGGACATACTCTCACAGGCCTTTACCGCAGCAGGGCTAAACGGCAAACTCGCAACCCACTCCCTCCGCAAGTCCTTCGCACAACGCCTCTACGATGAGAGCGGCGACATCTTCATGGTTAAAGAGATGCTCGGTCATCAGAGTGTCCAAACCACGCAGGTGTACCTCGGTATCAATTACGCGAACCTTAAAGAGACGTTAGAAAATATCGCGATCGCGACCGGCGATATACACCGCAACCGAACCCCCGTCTATCGCGCCACAGACGGCGAACTCCTAACGGAACTCCTCAAGCGGGGGATCCGCATCAAATCACATTAAGGAGGTTATCATGAACAATAAGATGCCCCAAGCCCGCCAAAAGGTAGAAGAATGGGTAAATCAAAACCCAGACGGCTACCTCAAGCATAGCCTCTATGAGATCGCCAAACGCATCGGGGTCTCCGTACCCTCCGTAGACCGGCACCTCATGGAGATCATCGCAGCCCGAGATGAGTGTCTGCCCTCCGAAGTGATTGAGAGGCGTAGGCAAGCCGGTTTCCGTAGAAGTCCCAAAAAAATGGTAGAGTCAGATGTTAATGACATCAGACGCTACCATGATGAGGGGTTAGAGATCCGCGATATCGTGTTTATCACCGGATACTCTATTCAAACCGTGCGAAAGCACATCAAGCTATACCAATCCGAGAAAGAAAAACCGGCAGGCGCAGCGGATTGAACCTGCCGGTATTCTATAATACCATAAAGGAGAGAAAAATGCCAAAGTGTAAATCGTGTGGGGCGACGATCGTTTTCATGCTAACGAACAAAGGCAAAATGATGCCTGTCAACCCCGGCATCAGGCAGTTCCTTGCCCCTAAAACCGGCGAGATGCAAAAAGGATTTGTGTCGCACTGGGAAACCTGCCCCAGTGCGGATCAGCACCGAAACAGCAGGAAGAAAAAGGAAGACAATAATGTCTGATGAGAAAGGTTATGAAGTCCAAGAATTCGTAGACGATGCCCTCGCCGCGGGGCAAATGAACGATCACATGCTAAATCGCTACGTCTATGAATTCCAACAGGGCAGTCGGGTCATCCGCGACTTGACTGCCGCGGCAATCGCGCATATCGGCCTTGAAAATAACATCTCCGTCACAGAATATAAGATGGAGACCATGGAACAGGGCGTGTTGTGCTACGCGACCGCAGAGAAGCTCGACACCGGGCAAAAGGCACACGGCGCGGCATATGCCCCGTTTGAAATCGGCAACCGCCCTGACCTCTACTGCCACCAGAAAGCACTCACGAAGGCGAGTAGAAACGCCCGCAGGCAACTCATACCCGCGATTGTACAAGTCAGAGCGGTAGACGAGTTGCTCAAACTCAAAGCGGCACCCGCGGAGGCAGGCATAGACGCTGCCCGTAAGCGCGTTTTTGCCAAGTATAACGAAATCAAGGACGACCTCGACGTACCCGGAGACCTCTTCTGGGAAGGGATCAAAGAGTATTTCAGTGTAGAGTCCCGCAACGATATGAAAAAAGCCCAGTGGATGGAACTGTATTCGGATCTCTCAAAGAGCGGATTCGGGCCCATCGTCAAAAGGATACGAAAAGCGTACGCCGATACCCAACCGAAGGGCTCGGACGACGACATCGGATTCTAAAGGAGATGGTTCAAAAAGAATCTCAAAGAATAACACACCGGGAGGGGCTCATCCCCCCTCCCCCTCTCTAATCGCACCAGTCTGGAATCACGACTCAAATAGGTACCGTTACGTCCTCGGTTGTTGTATATCTAATCGCACCACTCTGGAATCACGACTCACAGAATTTACCGTAATAATGTCGCGGTAGTTATTAGGCTCTATCTCTAATCGAACCAGTTTGGAATCACGACTCTGGCAATTCATTTGACAATAGATTCTCTGTGATTTAATCGCACCAGTCTGGAATCACGACTCACAGAAACGACGGTAATGAGACGACGGTAACTTTATAATCGCACCAGTTTGGAATCACATTCAAGAAAGGAGGTGATACAAAATGACAGTCCACTTACTTAATGCAGCCGTCATGCCGGCAGCGACCGGCATCTACACGTCCTCGACAATCACGAAAGAGGCATTCGCAAACGAAGTCAAAGCCGCGATGAACACGAAATGTCTCGTATCGTATATCGGGTACCCTGAAACCGCGAAGTTGCTAACGGAACTCTGCGGTGTAGAGATCCCGATCAATCGCACCGAGACGATTCTGAAAGACCGCGATATCATTCTAATCGCAAAATTGATCTATCGCGTCAAGCAACCCGGACAGAAAGGGCAGGTTGCCCCTACCCTTGACGACTTTGAATTTAGAAAGGTCACGTACATAGAAAGGCACGTTGACTTTGTCACCGCGCCTGAAGAAAATGAGGATATCGAGATTGAAATCCCATTTTAATTTGACTTTTCTAAAGAAATCTTTTATAATTAAAATAGGTAGTCGCTTAAATCTCTCCTGATGTCATTCTGGGCGGCAACCTGCGTCTGTGGCATACAACATACTCCTTGTATTACCTTGGATAGATCGGTTTACACGTTTCCATCTTTATCCAGCCACAAGAGACGCGAACCCTTTTCTTTCTCTAAGGGAAGGTTTTAGTCACTACTACTAACCTTAATGAGGGAGGCTCCCCGCCTCCCTCTCTATCTTTAAAACGTCGTTTTCAACCGTTGCGTCTCGCCTGTCTGCGCGGAACGATAGGCCGCCTCAAAAATCTCTATAACGTGCCGGGCGTGCTGCGCAGAGACAATCGTCGGTTTATCCTCCCGAATCCAGTCTACTAACTCCATGATATCTGCGTAAACCTGCAGCTCCTCAATCTCATGATGTATGCCTTCTATCCGCGGCGGCACCCGTGACGCGCCAATCGGCAATCCATTGATCCGATCTTTTTCAATACTGCCCCCGGTGCCGTAGATACAAATCTCCGTGTTCACGCCCGCCGCAGCGCCATACAGAAATCCGAAAACCCCCCCTCCGAAATCCAACAGCATAAAGGTATTATCGTCCATATCACAGGGCAGCCGCTCGCCTCGGAACTCACGTTCCTTCAATCGCAACCCGGACAACGCAGTCACCCGCTCAACAGGCCCAAGAATGCCTGTCATCCGATGCGCGTTGTAGACCGTCATATCGTACAGCGGGCCGCCCCCCGGTTTTCGGAAATACCACGCAGGGCTAATATTCTCCTCCAACCGCACCGTCTCCTTCTCATGATATTCCCCAAAAACCGACCCAGCCGCTGACCAGACCAACCGTCCCAGAGCCCCCTCTACAAGGAGCGTCCGGATCTCCTGATATATCGGACGTAACATCTCTCCGGGCGATGCGACTAACTTCACATCCTTACGCGCAGCCGATGCTATCAGATCGTCCGCCTCGGCAACTGTCGTGGTCATTGTCTTATTGAAGTGGACATGCACGCCGGAATCAATCGCGAGCCGTCCCTGCTCATAGTGCAGCGGGATAGGTGTCGCGATTGAGACCGCGTCAACCTGTCCGTCCGAAAGCATCTCTTCGTAGTCTTCATAGAAATGCGGGACTCCGAAGTTTTCAGAAGCTGCAGCCGCCCGACCCGGAAACGAATCACATACCGCGGTTACCTGTAACTTATCTTGAACATCATCTTGGGTAAGATGCGGAAGGATGCCCCGAAGTGCGACACTCCCCGCCCCTACTACACCGAACCGTACACGTGACATCAAAACCTCCATGTCAATCTAAACACTCGCGCTATCCCCCGCTGGAGCCACGACAAGCCATCACACCACTGCTGAAACTCGTCAATCCGCTTACGATACCGATTAACCTCCTGCGCCAACTTCGCAATCCGACGCTGCTGCGCCTCCGTCTGCGTCTTCTGCAACTCGCGAGACGTTTCCTTTGATGAGAGGGTCGCCTGAATCTCTTTCAAAATAGATAACCGATGCTTGTGAGACAACGGATCCGGACGCTCCTGCATCTTCCACCGATGCACCCCCCGCGAGAGATCCCGACCCGACACTAACGCCCCTATCAACACCTCACCCGCCGGCGGCGACTCACCAAACAAAATTTCATACTCCGCAGGCCGCAATCCTAATAAGATATAATTATTACTCACTCATCCTCTCCTCTAACCGCCCGCAACGGCCCCCGACCGAACCTGCGAATCTCGCGAGCCCCCGGCAACTGCCAGAACGCAGCCGCTGCAGCGCCCCCCGGCTCGCCTGATATCACATGAGACCCTATCCGAGCCGCGACACCTACCGTCGGGCTACCAAACGCGTTATTGAGGAGTTGTGCGCCTTTATACGGATTGCCATCCGCATACAGCGACATCTCCATAATCAAAGACCCCAGTCCCAACGTATGCGATGTCGCAATGCTCTCGAGCACCCAGTGATTCTTATCATCATCTTCGCGACCGCTCATCGCAGCAAAGAACGCGCCTACCATCGCAGCCGACATCCCCATCGCAGCGAAACCCTGTGCTAATCGCCATGCGGGGCCCCAGTCTCCCGCACGCGCAGCCTTGCCAGCATACCGGAACTGCTCCCACATGAACTGATGCATCTGTGCCGCCCACGACTTGAATTTGAAGAACGTCCGTACCAACGGATCCTGCTTTGTCAGGAAATTCGGCAGAGACAGCGCATTGTACCCTTTGAAGGTACGGAGTGAGACATACCGCGCAGCCTTTGCCATCTCGTCCCCTATCAGATCAACGTGGATATTCGACGGGGCTGGCGCATCCGCAGGACGCAACCCGCCTATTAACATCGCGCCCTCCAGAACCCGACCCTCCGCTTCCTTCACTAACGCATCTAAATCAGGCGCATGCCCCGCGGCCAGGACTGTCCGATAATCGTCAACTGCCTTCACAGAGATCCGCAAGTTTTCTAACCGACTCCTATTCTTCGGAGACGGATCTTGCATGTATTGGGCGATCGCATCCTTGGCAGCTTCCCAGCCAACCGCTACCCCTGTCAGCCTGCTCCACTTCTCCGTCGGTGTGAACAGCGAAAACGCTAAATACCGCGACTGTGCATCAGAATCGATCAGATAGTCGCGCGCGCGGTTGAGAGCTGCCCCCAACTTCGGCAACATCTCTCTAAACTCTTTATCCCGTGCCAACCGCTGCAACCCCGCATTCAGATTCTTACTCCCCGCCATCGTTGCCAACAACGGAATCTCACCGATGTTTTGTATCGATGTCCCCAGTCCCAACGTCATCATCGTCGTCATGTGATTCAGGGCTGACCACAAGCGACTACTATTGTAGTTTAGCAACTCCGACGGCTCCCAGTGTCCTATGCCCTGAACAATCTTCAAAACCGTCTCTTCTCGCAAATGTAGGGTTTGGAAGTGCGGTACCATGTGCCGCATAAAGTTAGTACGCTGCGCAACTTCATTCTGTCCCTTTATCTGATAAGCGCCATCCGCCCGAACCTCCGCAAACCCAATCTCTACCAAAGCCGTCAATACCTCATCTGTAAATTCGTCCGGATGCTCCTGCCGGAGTTTCTCTAAATCTGGGGTATTCCAATACTGCATCAACCCCGCAGCCGTCGCCTCCCCTTCCCGGAAAGACGGCAACCGCTCAAACATATTAGACTCATCCGCCATCAGCGATGCGGCGACAACCCGCAGTGCGTTTTCATGCGTGTTCAGGCTTGTCTCTCCGAGCCGGGCGATATACTTCGCCAACCGAGGCCACGACCCCAATACCGGATCATACTGTCCCCACGAGGCGATCTCACCAACCCGCCGCCAGAAGTGACCGCTATGTTCTAATAATAACGACACATCCCGCAGATACAACTTATCCGTGGTCTCCCGCGCGACCTCCAAGTGTCCGTATCGCCCGATGACCGCAGACTGCTTGCCCGCAAGCATCTCCTGGGCTAATGCATATTGAGAATTCCAATACGCTTTTGCCCCAGCAACCGCCGTCTCTTTAGAAGTGTAGGTATCCCCAGTCCGCGTGAATGTCCAGGTGCCATTCGCAAATTGGAACCCTGGCACCTTCGACCCCGGCCGTTTCAATGCGGCATCCAGCTGCGTCAATATGCGGTTTGTATTCACCTGATCTACAATCGCATTCCAGTGCGACTGCGGATATTGATGTGGCATGTACAATCTATCCGACGCTTCAATCGCGTCAACCGCCGATAACATCACACCATCCGCATCCCGCTGGAACATCTGTCGCGCGTCATCCCAGGTATGCCCCGGCAACAACGGAGACCACTCCTGCTTCACCGAGCCATCCGAAGACCGAATCACCAACCGCTCATCGCCCCCTAACGCCTCAATCTCCTGCCGCAGCTGCAGCATATGCGCAACGTGGTTTTTATGAATCTGCCGCCACGCGTCTTTCCAGCCCTGTGCAACCGCTAATAGTTCCGGATCTGAAATCTGGGTATTATCTTCTATAAATCTGAAAATCGCCTCCGACAACTGTGCATGCACCACATCCGTACTCGCGCCCTTCGGTGTCCGACGCTTCACCAACTCCCGCAATGCCTTCTGATGCCCATCTAACGCCTGTAGATCGCGACTGGTACCTCTATCCTGAATATCCAAGGCATGCTCGGCAGCTGCCCGGATCGCAGCCCCTAACGCTCCTAACGTCTCCAGATTCCGATATCCTGAAAAATACTCGCGACGTGATCGTTCCAGCCACATCCGCATCTTCGGCGTTATCCTGTCTAATCGCTCCGCTAACCAACTCCCCGCCCGCAACCACCGGCGTTTCCGCTTCGGCGGCGCCTGCGGGATATTCTCCGGGACTTCACGCACCGTCTCCAGATCTATCAATAACGGCGCACCCCCAGCAACCGGACTCTGTTCATTCAGCGCATCCGTCAGCTGATCGAAATCATGCTGCTGCACCAACGACAGCCCGCCTGCCGCGTCAAGCCGATCGTATGCATCTTGCAGCGCCGCACGCCTGTCCGCTACCGACATCGCCTCAAACATATCTGCAGGGATGCCCAGAGACGACAACTGCAGCTGCCGCTCCAACTTCAGCGGGAACGTCGCGCGAGACATCGCAATCGCGATCGCTTTCTCTTCGTCGGATTTGAATGCCTCCTCCGACAGTTTGGCCGCCGCCCGTTCCCTGGCCGCCGCTTGACTCAGATCCGACCGCCCTGGATCAATCGCATCGTCACTTATCGTGGCATCATAAACCGTCCCCGGAACCTCTTTGTTCAGGTCAATCTCCGTTTCTATCGGGGACGTGAACATCTCCGATTCTATCCGAACCCGTTTAACCTGACTCGGAATATCAACCTCTTCCCCAAAAAGACCCGGTTGCGTTGCCGCGGCGGACACCCGCACCGTTACATCATACGGGAGATAGTGATTTGCCTCATATCTAAAGACCCCCGGCTGCCCTTCCACCGGAGACGGATCGTTGTTTTGTAGGATCTCTATAATGTCCCCCCGGATTTCCTCAAATCCCTCACGCAGGCCTTGATTGACCGTACCGCCCCCTGCCAAATGTTCCTGAATCTGCTCGTAGGAGGTATCCCGAATCTCCGGCCAGGTATTATACTCATCCCTCTTAATTTTCCAATTCGGTGGAAAGAACAACCGATTCCCATCCGGATCAGACTCAAAGCCATACGCCTTCAATATCTTTGCCCACGGATACAAGGACGGATGAAATATTATTGACCGGCTCTCAATCTGTGTCAGCGTTGTCCAATCGATAGAAGTCGTTATCACATACTGTTTCGCGCGCCGGTCGCTTTCAGTGTCCGCATCATCGGGCATATACAACTCATTGCCATAGTCCATCACATTCAGCTGGAAATCAACGTAGTTTATCTCCGCTACCCAGCCGCCCCCCTCTCCGGGGAAGACGCGCCATCCTTCATTTTTCATCACGGCCTTATTAGAATTCCAACTTTTCCAAAATCTATCCGCTAAATTTTCAGAACGGAGGGTATCCCCCTCCAGTGTAAATTTGCTTTCAAAAATCGTAAACGGCTCCTCTATCTCTATATCTGCCGGCCGCTGCTGCGTCTGCTGCTCCTGGGGCGTTTCCTGGGGTTGCTCCTGCTGCGTCTGCGTCTGCTGCGGTTGCTGGGGTTGCGGTTGCTGCGTCTGCTGGGGTTGCTCCTGCGGTGTTTCCTGGGGTTGCTCCTGTGGCGTTTCCTGCGGTGTTTCCTGCGGTGTTTCCTGGGGTTGTGTCTGCTGGGGTTGCTCCTGCTGCGTCTGCGTCTGCTGCGGTTGCTGGGGTTGCGGTTGCGTCTGCGTCTGCGGTTGCTCGTCTGTTACCTCTATCTCTATAGTCTCATCCGCGTTCAGCTGCAGTGTCCGTGCGGGGTACTGCCACAGGATATCACGGAAGGTAGCCCGACCCGCATCCGTATTTTCTATCAACACCTGATCCCCTGCCGATGCCGTCCACTCTACCCGAACCCCCGGTGCATTCGCCAGCATAGAACCGGCAAACTGCCCGGAAACCGAAATCCGAGGCTCGCCCGCCCGCTGCAACCGGCGTAACTCCCACCCATTCACTAATCGCAACGTCTGATAAGAGCCTGTCAACGTATTGAAGAGGTCGACAACACTAAACTGCTGAATATCGCCAACCGTATAGCCAAACTCTGGCGCATTTGCCCGATACTTCCGAAGCAATACCGGCACATAACTTTCAGGAATCACCTTGCCCTGTAGCAATGTCCCATCCGCCAGGGTCAATCGCGCCACCCGCGATATACGCAGTTCCGCGACATCAACACCCTCATTCGCTAACTTCGACTGCTGATTCAAACTTGGCGAGAGATCCCGCCACACCGGCAACAATGCCCCCGTCACCAATACCTTTTTCTGACGACGCGTCACCGGCTCATTTGCATCCTGCTCCTTCCACTGACGCTCCGCCGTCGCAGGATCTACCTCTTCATATAGGTCTGAAAAATCATCCCGACTCATCGCATTCATGTACGACCGATGCCGAGGCCCCAGCCGAAACCACTTCACAGTCTCCGTACCATCCGGTTCTACCATCCTATATCCATCGAAAATCGCATATAGCCGACCCGACCTTTTATTCCGATAATATCCGAACAAGTTCCTATCCGTCGCCTTCATATCTTCCCATGAGACGCTTAACAACCGCTCATCATAGGCAATTTCTGTTATATACGTCTCAATCCCAAGATCATCCTTATTCAGCACCGCCTCCCGCGTCACACTCGCATTGCCCGCATCCAATACATCTACGCCTCTATCTAACGTCCCATTCTCTATCGCTGCCTGAATCAAGATATCCAGATTTTTCAAAAACTCCTCACCCAACTGACGCTGCAAATTTAGTTCTACGTTCATCAAACGATTCAGAAACTGCTTGACCTTCGGCATATTCTTCTGCGAGATAGAACCCGTTACCGGATCGATAGCCGTATCCATTAACAGTAAATTTGCTATCTCTGGCAGGGTGTATGTCCCGCCATCTTCATTATAAATATCAAGTTCGCCATTTAGCAACCCCCGCCATATATTGAATAATGCCTGCTGGCCATATCCCGAAAGCAGATACAGCTGGTTTTCCTGACCCTCTTTATCAAGTTCATCTACCCCGCTATCCTCCAAGTTCTGACCCGCGATCCGACCCCCCATCGAAGACTCTGATTGTCCCTGCGTTGCTGCCCCTAAATCCGCTAACTTGTTCATAATCGCGCCGACAACCCGCATCGATGCGGGCAGATCTACCGTCGAGATGTAATATGTCGGATCTTCCGCGCTATTGGACCGCTTCGACCGACCTAACCCCTGCACCATATCAACGATATTCCAGCCCGACTGGATCACATAGTGGTGGATCCCGACCCCCTTCGTCAAGGAGGGTAAATTCGTTCCCGTCGCCCCTGCCTTCGTAAAGATAGCGACCTGAATTTCATCTTTGAGATATCGCTCTTTCGCAACCTTCATTTTCTTTTTCGTCAGTTTCACCTCGCGCCGTTTGCCATCCTTATCCCTCACAAAATAAGACTTCCGCCCCGAAATCTCCGCAACTTCATATCCCCAATCCGCTAAATTTTGATGTAGAATGTCTAACGCAAACCCCGGCAACCGCAACTCCCGCAACTCTGCCAAGATCTCATTTCTGACCTTCAACGCGTCTTGATCAATCACCGGATTCCCATTCATATCTACACGTGTCTGGAACTTCCACTTCTGCGCGTCGTCATCAAATACCGGTATCTGTTCATAGATATTCATTTTGTTTTCGACGTAGTGGGTTAGCAGTTCCACCGGCGAAAACTGAACTTCATCCAGAGACACTCCCTCTTGAGCCGCCCGCGCTAATTGACGGATTTGGCTCTGTTCATAGGTGTTTACCAACTGAATGACTACCTTATCCCCAGCCTCCAACTTCTCTTTGATATCCGGTAACACCGTCGGCATCTTGAGGGTGTCCAAGATCGCCGTGTAGAAATCCTGATTATTTTTCCAGAACTGTGCCATCATCGTTCTGCGTCTCGCTTGTGCGTCCTTGGCCAGATCCTTATCTTTGATGTCCTTCGCTACGTCCACATACTTCGAAATAAAGTCGGCCATATGCTCATAAAGAATTCGCCACAACCGCGGTGCCGCGTTATAGACCGCCTCCTGCTCCGGCGTCAGTGCATGCACAAGCGAGTCACTTCCTACCTTCGAATAATCTAACTGCCGACGAATATAGAGACCCCGCGCCTTCATATCCTTCGCGACTAACTCCTTCGTCGCGAATCCGCCGTTTGTCATCTCCGTACTAAACTCATAATGCGACTCAAACGCAGTCCCTCGACCCCACAGACCTAACCGCTCAACATATCCCATCTCATCAATCCGCGTTACGGAGGTCGCTGACATGTAGAGCACCTTCGCCTTCGGTAGCAACGACTGCAACCGACGCCCCATCACAGCCGTCTCCGATGTCCAATTCCGCATACTGTGAGATTCATCAAAAACGATTGTACCTTCAAACTTTTCAGCCAGATTCCTAAAACGCTCCTCATCCCCTGCCTCCTCACGTTCAAGTAGATCCTGTTGTGCATCTCGGATCTTGTCATACTCCTTCTCTATCCTCTGTTTAGATCGAGCATCTTTTTCCCAATACTTCTCTATCAGATTGAAGATTTCTATGCCATACTTCCCTACAAACTCAACCCGCTTGTCATTACTCCCTATCGCCTCATCCGTACTGATACCCGACCGACGCTCACGGATTATCTCGTCCAACGTCGGCAACTGCACATCTAAAGAGCCTACCAGCCCAGGTGCCGTCAGCCGCAACGGCGGACGCTCCCCAACTAAATACTCTAACATCTGCGCTAATCGATCCCCAGACTGTCCCCGTTTTTGCTGACTCGGTTTCTGAATGAGGGTTGTATAGGTGGTAAACGCAATGCCTTTCTGTGTGATACTATCGTTTGCCCCGACTTTCGTTGCGTTAAACAACTGATCCGTCGGGCCGTTTATCACACCATAATCTTCAACCAGTTGGTCATACAGTTCCCGCTTGGGTGAGATGAACAGATGCTTCTCGCGACCCTGCCGAAGTTGATGCGTTAGAAACCCTAACGCCTGAATAGTTTTACCTACCCCAGTATCATCTCCAAGCATAAAGCCACCTGTATACTCTACCTCCTCCTGTGTCAGTCCCATCTCGCCGAGTGTGAACCGGTAAACCGCAATCGTCCGATCCGTCGCCCGCACCGCCAATCGGATACCCTGCTGCTGCGCCTCCGTAACCCGCGCCTGCATCTCCGGTGGGAGATCCAGCTCGATATCCGAGACATCCGGAGACTCGACAGCCCCTAACGCCGTCGGCTCTACTAACGGCGAGATATGGGCTTGTTTTATGGGGGTGAATTCGGATCCGGCATCCACTTCCACATCCGGTGATTTGTCGGTATCGGTAGTGCTCGGACGGCCTCGTCGCTGCCTTCCTCCCGAAGTCGTGCCGCGACCACCTCTCTCAACAGTATCGCTCCCTGCATCGGTGTCTCCGCCTGTTCCAGAAACATCTCCTGCTCCTCCTTCGCCCCCGCCTGTATCCACTCCATCGCCTTCTTGGGTGTCATCGGTGGGTCCTGTAGATCGTACATCGTCCCCTGTATCTCCCCGTCTATCACCGCCTCGCCTACCTCTGCCACTGCCCACAGTATCAGCCCCATCACCGCTATCTCCCCCGGCATCGGACGCTCCCCTATCATCGCCATCAGTTCCAGTGCCTTCCTGTTCATCGGGCGGCGGTTGACCGCGTCCACCTCCGGGTTCGACGACATTGGGTCCCACACCACCGGGCGCACTTGACGTTGCTCGTTCATGTCGAAGTCCTCCTAATAGATCAACTAACTCCGTAATTAATTCTACATTTTCCGTTTGTGTTATCGGAGCCGCATCACTCGGCGACTCACCCGCCTGCGGTTTATCAAATATCAATACCCGCGTGTTATAAGAGGTGCCCATCTTCCGATAGATCGCACCCGCTACAGGCACATCCGCAACTAACGTCGCTTGCTGCGCCATCCGTCTGAAAAACTTCGCATACCCCGGTGCCGTATGCGCCATCCCTATCTCTGTCGGACTCCGCCGCAACCCGCCACCAACAATCGCGACTAACCGACCCCCAGGCTCTAACACCTCAAAGGCTCTCTCTATCATCTGACCCGCGATCGCCGTCGACTCCATCCCGCGCGTCTTACTAAACGGAGGGTTCATCATCACAACCGTCGGGCCACGCCTCGCCCCAAACAACTGTGGGGCGATATTCGCAAACGAGGCTGACGCATCCTCGCCGCTTATGTTCGCAAACCCTAACTGTCTTAACCGCTCCTGCCGCCGGGGACTCAACTCGTTTACATACACGGGCGCATTAACAATATGCGAGTATATCGCTAAATTCCCCGTCCCTGCTGACGGCTCAAATACGATATCCCTCGAATTCACTCCCGCAACCCAGTTGACCATAAACCCATAGCTATACGGCGTATTGAACTGCTGATTCTGCTGCTGCTCTGTATCCCGTATGGATTGCGTTGGTAAACGCCCCTCCATGTCTATAATCGACTCAACAATTCGCTTTATCTCTTGTTGGGTCGCTACGCCCAGTGTCCCAGAAACACCTAACGGTGCCCACATCTCACGCAGATACCGATTGACCGCGACATCCAGAATATCATACGCATCCTTGATGTCGTATGCATTCCGATCGCCAAATGCCTTATCTGCCAATGCCAATAACGCAGCCGTGTCTTTAATCTCGTTTTTCCCTCGCAACCCCCAAAGAATCTCTTGTTCTAATACAGCTGCAGGCGGACGCTGCCGCCACGCCTCCGTACGATCTTCTACCGATACCTCTGCCAACTTCTCCTGAACCCGCTGCCTCGCATAATCAGACTCCAGCGAATCTGAATAGCCAGTCCGCGTCGAAATGGCACCCCCGTCATAAACAGGGTTGCCCAAAAACCCAGTCAGCAGGGTGTCTCTAGTAGTCTCGTTTGCCACCAGATCCGCATCACGTAAAGCGACTTCGAGCAAACCTTCTATTGCGACATTCGCTTCAATCTCCGCCCAAAACCGAGCATATTCCTCTCGCCGCCGCCACTCCGCAATCGTTTCCTGAACATCCGCCTCCGTAATCTCCCGCAACGCCTGCCGAGCCGAATCTCTAAACCCACGCGACGCAGGTGCCGTCTGCAAAGACGTTTTGATCGCTACCGTCCGGTGATCACTACGCACAGAACTCACGAAATCCAGCAATATCTCCGTCTCATACGTATTCAGGAACGTCCCTTCGGGAGTAGTTTGCCTGTTTATATACAGCCACAGCGGCGGCATATTAAACTTCATTTTCCCCGGCGTACTACTTACGTACGACAGCGGACCTTCCGCTTTCCGATGCAGCCAGTCTAATATGTCGGCAACCGATATCGTATTCGGATCTATCGGATCTGTTAGATCTACCTCATCTTCAACCTGCTCATCTGGAGTCTCGTCGGGTGTCTCTTCTGGCGGTGTCTCCTCTGGAGGGGTTTCCTCTGGCGGAGGGGTTTCCTCTGGAGGGGTTTCCTCTGGCGGGGTTTCCTCTGGCGGTGTCTCCTCTGGAGGGGTCTCCTCTGGAGGGGTTTCCTCTGGCGGAGGGGTTTCCTCTGGAGGGGTCTCTTCTGGAGGGGTCTCTTCTGGAGGGGTCTCTTCTGGCGGAGGGGTCTCCTCTGGCGGAGGGGTCTCCTCTCGTCTGTCAGTCCGTTGAGCACCGGCACCTGCCCCAGCACCCGCGCCTGCTCCGGCTCCGGCTCCAGCACCTGCTCCTAAATCTGCAGCCACACCGCCTACGGTATCGCCATCGTATTCGGACAGATACTGATCCAACTGTTGCCACGCATGATCTACAAATTGAGACCGATACGTTGGATCTATCACGCCCGCACGAATCCCAGCATCTACCTCGCCTACGACTATCCCATGCACCTGTTGCTTCTCAAAAATATTCTCGCCGTATGCACCTGTGCCAACACTCGGTAACTCTCGCTCGGCAAGCACCGCACCCCGCCTCACGACATCTAACAAAATCGAATCCGGATCTAATCCTGTCCAGCCGGTCTCTTCTAAATACTGACCCAGTATTTCTGCTACATACGGATCCGCCTCCGGCAACAGACCGCCCTCTACCGCGGATTCTACATGACCGCGTATCAAGCCCTCCAGATCTATCGAGACCTCCTGGATTGGTACCGTTCGCGGGATCGCACGCCCACCGACACTCCGCTCAACAGGCCCCTGCGACGCTAATGCTACCTCTTCTCGTACCCGATTCATTAGATCCGAGACTGTTCCTTCAAGCGTCACCGCATCCGGGGGCGGCGGTGGCTCTGACGCAGGATCTGCTGCAGCATCTGCCGCATCCGGAGCCGTCTGCTGATCCCGCTCCATCCGTTTATCGGCAGCCCGACGCGTCCGACGCGTCCGAGATTCGTCCGAGGTTTCTAACTCCCGCGGTTTCCGTTCCTGTGCTAACCGCGCTAACGCGATATCTCGCACCTCTTCAAACGTTGACGGCTCCGGTACCTGAACCGACATCGGGGTCTCTAAATACTGCGAGACATCCATGTCAAAGTCTGAAGGCGCACGGAAAGAGACCTGCCAACTTTTGTTATCTAACGACCCCGTCTGCGGATTCGGAGCACGCGTCACCGTCACACCAAACCCACTCGGATGCCGATAATGCCGTTTGTTCGGTACCGGCGCAACGCCCGTCCCCGGCGGCTCTGGCCCTGGCAACGCAGCCGGCTCTTCCGCCCCCGGCAACGCAGCGGGATCCCCCGGCACGGGTTGCTCAGGTACCGCCCCCGGCGGGGTTTCTAACGGATCTACAGGCGGGGGGACAGGCCCCTCTGTCGGCGATGTCCCCGGATCCGTAATCGGCTCCGGCGGGGTATCAGGCGCAGGCCCCCCTCGCGGGATACGGCTCAATAATGCCGTCCCGCCTTCAAGCATTGCCTCGCCCATCAGTTCCATCGGCCACTCTTCTATCCCGACCGCAATATCACTCGCCTCAACACCACGTGCAAGATGTTTCCAGCCCGGCGAACGAACGGCTCGCGAGATACCACCCGCTACCCCCCTCGCACCAGCACGCGCTAATCCCGCGCCTAACCCCGCAGCCGCTAATCGACCGACAGGGATAACCGACGCTAATCCGATAGCCGTCTCAAACGGATTTTCTCCTACACTCCCCCCAGCAACCGTTCCAATCGCACGGATAGGCGAGGTCACCGCAGACGCTGCGATATGACCTAACCCTTTGACTATCCCATGCTGCTTGAAATGCTCCTGCGTCGCCTCAATCCCTCTATACGGATCGGCAAAACCACGAGCAATCCCATGCGCAGCACGACGCGTCCGCGCCCCTATTGTGCTATCATAGAGTGCAGCCTCTATCGCGCCTTCCCGACGGGGCGAGTTCCGAACGCGTTCATAAAATCGCGCCCAGCCCTCCTCGTCTAAAACGCCAGAGGTATAGACCTCATCTATCATCCGCTTCTCTTCTGGGGTTAACTTCCATATATCCGTCTTCGACATCTGCTACCTCGCTACTCTGCCATCCACGACGGCCTATTGTAGAAATCGTCCGATGGCCTTATGACATCAAGGATCCGCCCACTCCAGCTTACCGGCTCATTCTCTACCTCTGTGATGCCACTATCCTGAAGTCCCGGTCCCGGTGGAATCCCCGCATACTCCATCGCACCCCAGAGAAACGCGTTGAACATCTTATCTTCCTGTGCGCGTCTGCCATACCCGCGACCATGTTTTGCGTATCTCTGAATATCTTCCTGAATATCCTTGCCATATGCCCCATCTTCACCCGCCTGTAGCATTTTCCCCCAATACGGCAACACATACTTCAATGCCTCCTGCGGATTCCCCGGAAACAGAATCATCATTTTACGCATAAACGCAGCACCACTCTTTCGAAGATGATCCGCTTGATGCACCGGCTCCATCTTCGGATCCGGCCAAAAACTCGTCTCACCCCCGCGACTGTTAATAAAAGACCGCGCATCCGCTTCCGCCATGTCCGTCACGAATTCCATTGTCTTTGAATCTATACCCCTGCTCCCAGCACCCCTCGCACCCGCAGCACTGCGGCCCCGCAGGTAGTCTAGATACTCCTGCTTATACGCAATCTCGGCATCCGTTTGTTTAGTCCGCAACGCAGTATCAAGCTCAGCCTGCCTTTCCCGATGCGTTTGAGACCGGTCAAACTGATCATGCCGGATCCTATCTTGTTCACTTCCATAATCAAACCCTTTCTGCCGCCACGCCTCCGCTATCTCATCCTGCCTTATTCTACGATCCAACTCTGCTTGAGCCCTCTGATTCCCAATAGCAGCCTCCCTTTCCAGATGCGTTTGAGACCGCTCATACTGCCCCTGCCGTATCTCATCTTGCCTTTTTCTATGCTCAAACTCTGCTTGAGCCCTTTGATTCCCAATAGCAGCTTGGCTTTCCAGATGCGTTTGAGACCGGTTATACCGCTCATCCTCTACACCATATCGACCCTCCCGTTCCGCTCTATTTTCCGCTTCCGTCTGCTGCTCCCACGCAAACCGATCCTGCGCAAACTGATTCGCCCAATCCGCCTGCTGAACCTGATGCTCAAACAGGCGGTTCTGGTGTGCCTTCTGATCTTCATAGCGACGGGCGGAGATCATCTCCGCCCGCTGCTGATCTAACCGGCCCAAGCGACGCCCCATCGCTATATTCGCGCCTTGGACTAATCCCGTTAAGAGGCCCATCTCACTCCTCCTCTAATAGATGCCTATTTTCGGTACCCGCAACCCCGGTAAATACGGCCGTTGCGCCGAAGGCTCCGCCGTCATCGGATCTATCTCCCACGGTGGCAGAGGCTCCGCAGGTTGATACACATGCGCCGGCGGACCCGCAGGTCGATAATGCGGACTTACCGTCGGATCTATCTCATATACAGGTTGAGGCTCCTGCGTCTGCGGCGAGGGCGGGCTACTCAGACCGACTTGATACGGATCATAACCTGCCAACGGACTCCTTACCACCGGATGCTGTATCAAGGAATCTCCGGTACCTACAGGATCTACAGGCGTATCGTAGAGACCGCGTGCCCGCACTGCATCATCTAACAATCCCTGCATGCGTTGCTGCGGTAACCGCTGCGGCGGCGGCGGCAGCGGAAATTGCATCGGAAGGTTAGTCATTCCAAGGGCCGCGGGTGAATCCGGCTCCGTTATCTGTGGCATCACAACGCCCGGCTGCGGATGCCTCAAATCATCCGTACTTGTCACAACACCTGCCGGCCGCGAATACACACTTGGGGACTCCCCACCTATCATCGGACGACGCATGTGCGGATGTCTATCCTGCTGCCGAATCGGCGGAAGATCTACCTTTAACCCAGACCCCTCATATACCGATTCACCCGTCGAATCTTCCTGCGGAATCATGACCGGCGGTGCTGGCATCTTCGGGTGACGCGGTATCATCGGACCCGGCTTCGTCGGTACCATCGGACCGCCGCCCCCAGTCGCCGGCGGGCCACTGCCGTACCGAGGCACTGGCAGGTTCGGGCTAGACCCCGGCCCCATCGGTGTCGGACCCCCAGGTGCCCCCTGACC